CCCACCTTTATAAAAAGATATTCGTGTTGGTTCGGTCAAAAACCATAAAACCAAAACCTCATAATCTTCAAATTTTTCTTTACTATATTTTTCAATAAAAACTTTTAATTGACCGGAATGTGATGACCCACCTAAACCTAAATTTAAAACTTTGTTGTAATTTAATTTTTTTCCTAATTTGTTTGGCCAACCAAGTTCATGAAATCTTGGTGAATTTTTTTCGTATAATTCATTCCATAAATCTCGGTAATCAGTTGTAAAATTAAATCTATCAAGTGGGATATTTTTTGGAATAGAATTTACATCATAACATCCAACTCCCTCAGTATGGGAACACCCCATAGTAATTAAAAGTTTAGGTTTACTCATACCTTTAGTTTTAACTTTGTTATCTGTTTAGAATCTGTTCCGTATTTTTCACAAATATATTTAATATTCTCTCTACCTTCTCGTGTAGAATAAAGAATGTCCAAGTAATCAAGTGCTTCTTTTTGTGAAACTTGGAAATCGATTTTGACCAAATCTACTAACCAATTTTCATACTTGGTGTCTCCTTTACCTTTTACATACTTTAAGTAATACCGACCTTTTGGTATAAGACCGATTAGAAGTTTGTATAAAATTGGTGGTTCTAAAATCTGTGTGAGTGGTTGTAATTCAGAAATAGTATCTACCCAATCAGGGTTCATAGATAGAAACCTGTGAATCATATAATTTGACCATGTACGTTTATCACCCTCACTCAAACTATCCCAATAATTAGGGTCTTGTTCGGTAGTGATCGCCTTGATATGATCAAATAGAGTTTTACTTTTCTCTGTTTGTTCCTTACTCATCTAACAGTTGCAATTCTTTTGGATATAGTTCTTTGTTGATTTCACCACAATTTCCACATACGAAAACTTCAATAGGAATTAACATATCTTGTGGAGTTCCTGTAAGGATTTTGGAAATCTTACGAAACTTTGTACCGCCAATAAATACATCATGACCACAATCACACTTCATAGGTGTTGATTGACGTATATCTACTTGTGGTTGTTGTGGAGGTTGACTTGATGAAAAGTCGTGTATCTTTGCCATATATTTTAAAAGTTAGAGATTATTGTTTCTATGTCTACATTTGCACCTTGAGATTTAAAAACGAGTGTCCCATTTTTAAACCCCAACAATACGGGTATTTTTTTTACATCATATTCATCTACAAAAGAATCGTGTTTATCTAAATTCACAAAATATGAAACTACTTTTCCTTTGTTAAATTGAGTGATATTATTTTTAAGTGTAGTGCATGCATTGCACCACTCTGCACCTAATACCAAAAATAGATTTTCAGTTGTATTGATGATGTCTTCTAATTTATTAATGTCTTTTAACTCTTGCACGTTAACCTCAATACTTCTAATATTGTTGCCATAAATGTAATTTCTTTATCTACCACAAGTGAGTCTTTATATGAACCATCTGCGAGTTTGAGAATAACCCCCGTTGGGTCATCAGTATAGTCATCTACTTTATCGTAAAGGAAAGTGTAAATTTCTGTAAAATCCTGTATCTTGAAGTCCGCAACAGTTTGACGAATATGGACATACTTGTTTCGAGACACATCCTTGGTTTTTAGAATATCCAAGATTTTGGATTTGATATCTGAACCGACAATAGATTGTGTGTCTACTTTAAGAACTCCTTTGGAAGAGTTTAATTGACAGGTATTGATAATCTTACGAATATCGGGATATGCGGAGTCAATAATTGGTACAAGGTCTTGTGGTTGAAACTTAATCTCTTCTTTTTGTAGAATTTTGGATATTTGTACAGCGACATCTTTTTTCGTTGGTGGAACTACCTGAAAAGTTTGTGTACGGGACTGAATAGGGTCAATCACCTTTTCCACATAATTACAAGTGAGAATGAAACGAGTATGTTTAGAAAATGTTTCCATCAAGTTACGCAAGATGGCTTGAGCATTGGGAGTCATATAATCAAACTCATCAAGAATAATGATTTTTCTCTCCTTGAACCCAACTGTGGATGCGAAGTTTTTAACCTTTGTACGGACAGTCTCCACATTATTTTCATCGGATGCGTTGATGATGATGTGGTCACACTCTATGGAATTGACGATAAGTTTGGCGAGTGTAGTTTTACCTGTACCCGCTTTACCGAAAAGAAGAAGGTGGGGTACATCACCTGTTTCAATATACTGACCGACTTTCTCTTTGAGATGTTCGTTTCCAACATATTCAGACAATCGTCTTGGTCTGTATTTTTCTACCCAAAGGGAGTTATTAGATTTGTTTTGTTCTGTGTCTTCGAAAAATGCCATACTATAATATAACCTTTTTGTATTAAAATGTCAAGAAATATGAAGAGTAAATTGATTATTATGAAATATTATATAAGAATTATGTTCTATCCAATCACCACAATTAAGATAATGAATTTTTTGGTCTTTTACAAGTATTTCTTTTTCACACGGATTATGAATATGACCACAAATTACACCAATACATCCCCTATTTAAAGATTGGAATGATAATTGTCTTTCAAAGGAAGTCATAAATTTGACTGCTCTTTTTACTCTTTTTTTTAAGTATGATGATAATGATTTTTTATACCCAACTTTTTTAAGTAAAATATCAATACCAATCGCCAACTCATAACCCCAAGCACCTAATTTACCCAACCATTTTAATTTGACAACACCATCGTATAAATCACCATGAGTAATTAGATAGTTATTCCAAATAATTTCATCCACTATCTGTATATTTTTTCCAAATACAAAAGGAGTGTAATGACGTAAAAAATCATCGTGATTTCCTGTTATATAAGTTATATTTGTTCCTTTTTTGGAATAAGAAAGAACTTTACGAATTACATTAATATAGTCCTGTGTCCAATAATTTCGTCTTTTTAATAACCAACCATCAATAAAATCACCTACAATAAAAAGTTCTTTTGGTTCGTATTTTTTTAAAGTTTTTAATAGTTCTTTAGACTGACTTCCCTTTGAACCCAAATGAACATCAGAAATAAAAAGTGCATCTACTTTCACTCCCAATATCTCGATTTTTTAGTAAACTCTTCTCTACCATTTTTCATATATCTAAAAAGATTAGTAAGAAGATGTTTTCCCATACCGATATATCCCATCTTTTTAAATCTTCTGTCATCTTGACCAATATAATCATCAAAAACTATAAATTCATTTGGTTTAAAATTTTGTGAAAAGAGAAAATCCTCTGAATTATCCGATTTCTCATTAAACATACCAAACTTTTGAAAGTCATCAGAGATTGTCATGAAATATGCACCGATTGCAAAGGGATATTTAAAAGATAAAAAGTAATGAAAAAAATTATAGAGTGAAAATGCAATCTTACTTTTAAAACTCGGTGAATATGACTTTAATTTACAAGTTAAAAGTCTTTTATTACTCTCACCTAATCTTAAAAGTGATTGATAGATAGTATCATTTTTAAAAAAACGAACATCACTATCAATAAAAAGAACAAAAGGAGTAGAAATTTGTTTAAATCCATTATTTCTACCTTCACTTACAGTTCCACCCTCTATAAGATGAATTTTGAGATGAGGAAATTCATGATTTTTATCAAAAATAACTTGTAGTGTGTTATCATTTGAATTTGCATCAGCTATAAAAATTTCAACATCCTCTATACCGAGTTGACGTGACAAATCATCAAGAAGATTGCCTATATAATCTTCTTCATTTTTACATGGAATAACTATGGAAAGTAATTCTGTCATTGTCCTTTTCTAATAAATATCTTATTAGATGACTTTGATTTTGAATTAGCTTTAACATTATTGTTATTTTTATGTGAAAAATTTTGGTTTTTACCCGATGTCCAATCTATTTTTCCCCATCGTTCGTCAAATTCTTTTTGAGAAACTGAAAATGGTCTTGGTTTATCTCCTTTTCCTGCCATAATATTAAATTTAAATGATGTTATTTTTATTTATATATTCGTAAATTAAATCAGCCATAAATTGATGTCCAATTTCACCACAATGTCCGTCAGTAACTTTTCCATTGGTTTCTAAATCAATTGAATATTTGATATTTTTATCAATCTTTACCTTTGAAAATAATTCAATATCATCAATAAAAATAAATTTATCAATTGATTTATATGGAACGTAAAGACTTATATCACTTGTCCAGTATAAAATTTTTACTTTTTTTATTTTACAAAATTCATTTATTAAATCCATCCAATCCCATATTTCTTCTGACCAAGCTTGGTTTGTTCTGTTTACAAAAAAATCTTCCAAAGTATTATTAGAAATAAATCCAAATTGCGAACTCAAATGTCCTGGTGAAACTGAAACAAGTTTATCCTCAACTGCACATCTGAATCGTGGAATGTGGGTCCATTGAAGTATTATTAAATCTCCACTTTTGAATTGAGTAACATATTTACAAAATGTTGAAAAAATTTCGTAATTTGAACTTGAACCATGTCCTTTGTTATGTAGTTTAAAATTTATCTTTTTTGATAACAATTTAGGCCAAGAAGGTGGAACAATTCCACCTTTCCAATTTTTATATTGACAAAAGGTAGAATTTGGACTGTGTTTCTCATCATGTTCAGTCATTCTTTTTAAATCATCTGTATAACTACATCCAAATGTCCAAAGTGAGTTTTTCATAATAATTTATGTGGTTTAGCTTCAACCATTCCTGCATTTGTAACTTGCACCCAACTTGCTTTTACTTGAAATTCTTTTATGTCCAAACATCCTGAATAGGAAAGAGCAGACCTTAATCCATCATTAAGACCACGAACTACAAACTTTACTCCACCTTTAAATGGGACGATTGTACTTTCACCTTCAACATTTCGTTGTTCTTGACCATGTGTTGATTTTGTTTCAAGTGAAGCAGAACCCCTATATCTTTTAAATAGTTGATTATTTCTTTCTAAAACAGGTCCAGGAGTTTCTTGTGTTCCAGCCAATAGAGAACCTAACATCACATTGTCTGCTCCAACCGCTATGGCTTTCGCTATATCACCTGAACTTCTTAATCCACCATCAGCCATAATTGGTATATCATATTTATTTGCAACTTCCGAACATTCAATCAGAGAAGTCACATTTGGAATACCATGACCGGTTTGTACTCGGGTGGTACAAAGAGAACCACCTCCAATACCGACACGAAGACCATCTGATCCCCAGTCAATTAAATCTTCTGCTGCACGTGCAGTGGCTATATTACCTGCAATAACTTCAACAGGTAATATACTCTTAATATTACGTATTGCTTCTTTTACATTTTTGTGATGACCATGAGCAACATCTATAAGAAGAACATTAGCACCTGCTTCCCAAAGTTCGGTTGCTCTTTCAAGAAAATCACCATTTGAACCAATAGCAGCTACTATTGGTTTTTTCTCATCTCCCCATGCACCTATAAGTTTATCGTCTTTATGTGTGTAAAGAAATCTCTGTAATTCTTTGATTTGATTTGCTTGTTCTTCTATTGTCAGAAATCTATGAATAACACCAACACCGCCTAACTCATACATTCTTTTAGCCATTTCAACTTCACAAATGGTGTCCATTGGAGAGGCGAGATATGGAATTCCTAAATTAAAAGTTCTTGTAAGTTTTGTTTTTAAATTAATAATACTACGACTTTCAATTTCACTGTATTGTGGAATTAACTGAATATCATCGTAAGTAAGAGCTACTTGTGTTTTCATTTTTTAAATACCGGAATCGGCTCCATTTTATGTTTGTTTTGATTATGTAAATTATTGTAAATTTGAAGAACTTCTTGTTCTCGGTTTGTTAAAAAGTCATCCTCTTTTGGAGTATAAGACATTACCCACTCTAACTCTTCATAAGTGGCACCAAGTTGGTCTTCATCAGTTCTACCATCTTCCCAAAGTCCATCTGTTGGTGGGGCATTTATAATCTGAGGATTTATACCAAGTTCTCCTGCCAACTTCCTGACTTCGGTTTTGGTAAGGTCACCAATAGGAGATATATCTACCCCTCCATCACCCCATTTGGTAAAGAACCCAACTCCAAAGTCTTCTACTTTATTACCCGTCCCAACAACTAATCCGTTATGAGTTTGGGCAATATAATACAACATCGTCATACGAAGACGGGAACGAGTATTTGCCATAGCAAGTTCATTAGGATCATCAAACATCCTTCCAAAATCACCAATCAAAAGTGATAAATTAACTTCCATTACCTCCACATTTGGAAAGTTTTCTTTTAACCACTTTTGATGATTGTGAGCCCTAACTAATTGTTCGTGTCCTTGGTTAATTGGAAGTGAAACTGCAATAGTTCTTTTACCTGTAAGTGCACAAAGAGTAGAAGTAACGGCACTATCTATACCACCACTTATACCGACTACAAAAGTATCAAGTGGAGTTTGATTTATATAGTTATTTAACCAATTAGGTATGTTTTCTTTTAAATTCATGGTTTGTAAAATACAAATATAGGTTCATATTTATATACTTTTCCATTATGTTCAACAGAATTAAGTATTCCTTCAGATTCAGGGTCTAAACCGACCATACGGGTCATTAACATTTTGAGTTTTCCTCTATACTCACATCCTAATTCGGAAAGGATTTTCTTACTGTCACCTTCTAAATCAAAGTAAGTATTTTTACCGATTTTTATGGACGCGATATTCCACAAAATGTATCGGTCATTTTTGAGGTAATTGTAAATAGTTGTTAAAGTAGGACGGAGAAAGTTTTCTCTCCAATCTTCATACTCACCATACGCTTTAAATGACTGGGTTTCATCCTGTGAATATTGTTCTCGGTTGAAGTAAGGAGGTGAAGTAAAAGCCAAGTCTAACTTTCCTTTATACTTTTGGAATAGAGGGTTCAAATGAATCAATTCTGAACCATCCCTAAATACTTCAAAGGTATTGGACTCTTTTCGAACTTCAAAAAACTTAATTAGTGAATCTGAAAAATCGTCTATACAATTTTGGTTATAGAAGTCTGCTACATACTCATACCGAGTTTTACCTAACTCAGGAATATAGTTGTCGGGATTTGGGTCAGTTCCAATATAATGGACGGGTTTACGAGTAGACATTGCACCAATAATACGACCACCCCAACCTGCGGAACTATCGTATATGTGAAGTGGTTCATTTTGGTCAATATGACTTGTGTATTTCTCATATATCCACTTTGCTGTAAGTGCAGGAAAGTTTACTGCTGGTTGTCCACAACTTAATCTGAACACTTGGTGTATCTTTGGAAAGAGTAAATCGGTTGTCTCATACCATCTTATCAAATAGTAGTATTGTCTAACTTTACCCGATTTAAGGGTTTCGGTGTCTACAATTCTACCCAAGTTTGATATGTGTCGTTTGGTAAGGAAACCTTCTCTGTAAAGTTCGTGGACTTGTTCGGAAGTTAGGTATAAAAGACCTTCTTTTGTAAAACCCGTATCAGGGTTGATTTTGGTTTCTTTGGACTTCGCCAATACAATGTCATTATCTTTCCACTTACCGACAAATACTTTCCCCTCGTGAACATCTTTGATAAACTGAACTCCACGTTGTCCATCCCAAAATGGATTGTCATCTTTGTTATTCGTAACAGACCGAGACCATGAATACATACTATCTCGTTTGACCGCACGTTTCATTATCTTAATGAAGTGGTCTTCTAATTGAGGGTCAGAGAAATGGTCGTATATACTTAACCCACCTTCACTTGATTTACCAATAGAAATCTTGGTTTTCAACATTGTGGGGAAGAATTGATTGACAACGGAAGCGTCTTTATTGAAGTTTTGTATTATACCCAAACTCTCCCCATCACCACTTGTATCTTCTTCCCAAAAGTTACAGTCATTACTACGAAGTTTCTTAAATGAATCAACCATATCATCTCTATCCTTACCGATGACAGGGGGTATACCATCATTATCCCATTGCTGAGTCACCTCTTTACGTAAAAGTCTTGCCCACTCCACAAACTCCTCTTCCGTTAGTTGGAGGAGTTTATGGTAAGTGGTGTTAGACTCAAACTTGGAAAAATTAGATCGTTCGTAGAAAAAATTTGACATTAATTAGAAATTTCTACCAAATAGTAATCTGCATTATAACCATCTACATCAAAGTGAATGTGAGATAGTCCTTGGGAAGAAATGTTGAGAGTTGCGTTAGATGCTTCTTTGTTAGCTACCAAGATTTCTTTAAGGTAAGTAGCTGAGAACGAGATTGGACTTACTTCACCATCACATTCCGCATCCACGTCAATAGTAATTCGGTTAGTATTAATATTAGAATAACCAATAACAATTTGTGACTTACCGTCTTTGCAAATCAAAGTGAAGGTATTTTCATCAGAAAGAGCACCTTTTGCACGAATAAACTTGTTGATGAATGTTTCGTCAAGTTTAATACGGACATTGAATTCAGGAAGTTGTTTCAAGTCAGGAACATTCGGAATAACTGAAAGGTCAGCTAACATATAATTTACCGAAGTTGAACCATCTTTGAAACGAAGAGAGACAGGTTTTCCATCCATGTCTTGAATTGAAAAGTCTACATCATCACCCAATACCGCTAACATCTTGGTAAGTTTAGATGTATCGTATACACCGAATGTGGAAGAGTCATAATTAAAATCTGTCATGGATACTTTACCCAAAACCGATTTATCTTCGGAGATAAAAGAGGTAGATAGAATATTGTTATCGATAGACCACTTGACAGACTCTACCAAACCTGCAAGATTGTATTTACTAACGAAACGATTGAGTTTTTGTTTTTCCATATGTGTTTTTTTGGAGTTTATAGTTATGTTTTAAAGATACGAAGTTTTTTTGAAAATGTCAAATAATTCCAATTTTCATTTTGATTTTCTCTTCACTACTATAATGAATATTACGTTTATCAAAAATTCCATTAAATTTATTTTGAATTCTTCTTAAAAATTCAAATTCAGCCTCAACACTCAATCTTTCTAAAAGAACATTTGTAAAATATCGTAAAAAAGTATGAGATTTAAAAGATGAAAAGTGAGTTATTTTTTGGTTTTGAATCAAATATTCATGAAATCTATATCGTAGAGATTCATAGTCATCGAGTTGATTTTCAATATTAAATTCAAATGAAATACCATCAACTATTAAATTTTTTGGCTTATTTGTTTCATATTCTGTAATTGTTAGAGGAGTTTTATTAGATATTTGTTGAACATTTGAAATATTAAGTTGTATCAAATCCGTATCTAAATTATCATATTCTGAATTTACTGTTTTTAATGCAGGTATCATCAGTAATTGTTCTATTACACAAGCGTTGTAATAATCCGAATCCCAAATACCTTGATTTTTTTTGTATAATTTTAATAAAAATTTTGAAGCTTTTGAAATTGACTTATAATCATATCCACCAAATACACACATATTTGGAACGTAACTAAAATCAATTTTTCTCTTAATAGTTTCGTCTAATAAATCAGGAAATTTAGAAAATAATGATACATATGTTTCAAAAAAATTTAGATAGTTTTCAAAAGTTCTTGATTTATTGTAGGTAATGCTTTCTTTAAATGGTAATTGATCTGGATGTGAAAATAAGACATTTGGTTCTTTTTCTGTAATTTTACCAAATAAAAAAGTATCGTGATCTATATGAAAAAAAGGTTCTGTTTGTTTAGAAAAAGTATATATTTTTGGAATTGCAAAATTATACCCAACATATTCATCCAACGATGTATCTATACTATCGTATGGTATTTCAAATCTTTTAATATATTCTGAAATTTTAGAATCAGTATATAGATGTATATTTCCATACTTTTGTTTTGCCAAAGCAACTGATAAAAGAATAGATTTAAAATTATCTAATCCTAAAAACCAATCACCTGATGTTGTATTTTTTAAGGTATGTATAATTTTCATTTAAAATGTATAATTAAAATTGTTTAAATCATCTTTATAAAACTCTTCCACAATTTTTTTTGTTGAAGAGTTATAATATGATTTATAATCATCTCTTTTGGTTTCATTAAACTTTGGTAGATTTCTATCTAAATTAAACTTTTTAGATATATACTCCCATCCCTCATTAATATTTTCAAATCGTATTATGTAATCTACACAAATTTTGTCATTTTTGTACAACCAATACGAAAGTGGATATAAGATAAAAAATTTTTTATGATAGTTGTAAAAAGAAGTGCTATTTTTATAATTTTGAACTTCAAAAACAAATTCTTCAAAGCTCAACATTTCATTTTTTTTCCCAAAAATAATACCATTATTTGTCTTTGAATAAACTATTGAGAAATTTTCTCTAATACAATAATGATAAACAGATACTAATCTGTCAAATGGATTACGTATAGATGTAAACTTAAAATAATTCGAAAGGGAATTACTTAAAAAGTTTTTATTCAAAGGATGTATGTTTAATGCGCTTTTCTCATTATTTGATAAAACTGAACTAATGCTCGTACCACCCGTTCTTGGAATATGAACAAATATTAATTTTTTTTGGTGGTCGATATTTTCTATATAATCGTACTCAATCATACTAAAAACTAAAAAACTTTTCTGCGTTTCTTTGTTCACTAATAACCTCACCCCAATTAAGAGCATCATAAAAGTCTTGAAGTTTCTTCAACAACTCTCGGGCAAAGATTTTATCGTGGTCAACATAAGTATTGATAAAACTCATAATTTGTGGTGGGTCATTATCACCGTGGAATGCAAGGGACTCCAAACCAAGTGGATTGTCTTTTAGATAGACCCACTTTACCTTGTCTCCATTTTTCATCGGGTTATACTTGAATGGAACTTCATAGTGTTTCATCAGAGCGTTATAAGAAAGAGCTGCTTTTACGTGAGCGGGTGTTGATTTTTTAAACTCAAAAAGAGATGTAGTGTTTTTGATTTGATATTTGGATATCTCTTTGACTGCTGAATTCCTTGCAACATCAACAACAGAAAGACCACTCATACCTTTTTTGAAATTTAGAATGGTATCACTTACCGAATCTTGACTTTCACCTTTAAGAATGTCTATAAGAACTTTGGACATTAACTTTTGGAACGCCTTGGGAAATGATGACCTTACGACATCCAACCCTTTAACATCCAATCTATCCATAGGAATACCGTTTTCTGCGATAATCCATTGTGCGTATCTTTTCTTTGCAATCCAAATACCACTACGAGATACAAACTCTTTCTTAATCTGTAATCTATGTTTTTGAACATTAAAGAACTTATCGCAAAGGATATCGTAAAACTTGTTTAGATAATCTTGCATTTCGCCTGCAATTCCATCTACCAACTGAGCAACTTCTTCATCTGATTTTCTCTTCCAATCAGAGTGACGATGGTCAAGAAGTGGTACTGCGGAAAAGAACACGGAGTCAGTATCAATATAGATGTTGGAGTCTTTATCAGGTGTACCCAACTCCTTATTATATTTGATGTTTCCCATGTTTGCTGTATTCTTAATCACATCTTGACCTGTGGTAGTAACAGCCTCTGCGTTTTCACGGTCATAGAAACGGAAAGCAGGAAGACCCAATACTCCATACAAAGAGTTAAGAAGGATTTTCTGTACCAACTGCCTTTTCTTGTAGAACGCGTATTGTTCTCTGTCTCCTTCTTCACCGTATTTCTTTTCCAACTTACGGAACTCAACCCTCTTTTGAAACCAATCATCAAGAATACCAGGAATACAACCAACCTTGTCTTTTCGGTAAAGAACCCCGTTGGAAGAAACTGAAAAGTCACTTTCCTTAATCAACTTTTGTAGGTTGTCTTTCGTAATACGATCATCACCGATAAAGTAATCTTCTACCTCACCCTTTAACCACTTTTGGACATCCCAATTCTCAATCTTACCGATTTTGGTTTCGGGTGAAATGTTAAGGGTCATAATGATGGACGGATACAGAGAGGTCAAGTCCAAGTCATATACCCAATCATACTTACCGACAATCGGGTCTTTTACATACGCACCAATGAACTTCTCTTGGTTGTTGTCACGTATCTCTTGCATCCTTTCTTGTCTGTCCGCTGGTTTGTTGGACGCTACCAAGTTTTGTCTACGAAGGTAAGTAAGAAGTGCACCCTCCAAGTATTTGGACGAATATACAAAGTCTTCGTATGGAACATGACCAACATGACAAATACCACGACAGAGGTCTATGAATTGAAGTTTGTTTTCCAATCCTACTACCAACTCTACGTCAACCAAGTTATACTCAATAAACTTGTCTATATCATCACGGAAAAGGGTGTCTAACGACCCTGCGTACTCAATCTTACCCTTACCTAACTCAATAAGAGATACGGTGTCTAAACGATAATTTGGAAGTTCTGAGTAATTGTAATTCTTGTAAAGAGCAAGGTAATCCAAACAACTCACACCTGCGAAAAACCAACGATTTCGGTAAGGAGAATAGAAACACTCCCCAATCGGAGAAAGGCGTTTTGCGTGTCTTTCACCCAATATGTTTTTAATTCGGTTGTAAAGGTAAGGAACGTCAAAGTTGTCTATATTCCAACCTGTAAGAATGTCGGGTTGTATTCCTTCATACAAATCCAAAAACTTTAAAACCATATCTCGTTCGTCTTGGAATGGAAGAACAACAGCCTTGTCAGTTTTACTTGACTCCATTTTACCTTCCTTGTCCATAACGAGCACATAATACTCATTGGAAAGATTATCATGGAAACCGATAGCGGTAAGTTCATTATGACCTTCTTGTGGATTTGGTAGTCCACTCTCCATCTCCACCTCAATATCAAAGGTCATCGTCACTACTCCCTCACTCGGAAGGTCGGAGTCGGGGTATGTGTCTATAAGAACACGAGTGGTTTCAGGTACATCTGACTCAAATAGATCAGGGTCATCTTTCTTAAACTTGTATATCTTGGTTAGTCGGTCTCCATAGATAGAGGTATACTCTCCCTTTTCCGCTTTCTCATACGCGTACCGAGTATATGGAAATGTCCTGTACCCCAACTTGGAATCCCAAAGGTGGACAAGATTTCGTTCTCGTTGGTAATAAACGTTCTTATAAATGACTATACCTCCATAATTTTATAGTTCTGTTGTAAAATAAGTAAGGAGAGCTTCGGTTTTCGTCTTTTCCCACAATTTCTCATCTATACACACACCCAAGTTCTTACCGATTTGGTATCCACGGTCCCAAGCATCCACTTCATTCAAAAATTGACCCATCAAAAACTCTTTTGGTTTTTCATCCCAATCAACCAACTTGTATTTGTTGGCACCTGTATAGGTAGCAGGTTGAAAAACATGACCAACTTCGTGTAAGAGAGAATATAGACCATTCTTGTTAAGGTCAAAGTTGTGGTGGATAAAGATTTGTCGGTTAAAGTGACCTGTGAATAAAGTTGAGTTGGATAGGGAAACTTTTACTCCCTTTTCTTTAAGTATGTAGTCACATACTTTTTGGAAGTCTTTCGGAAACCGTCTTTGTTTGAATTTGTACTTACCCATTTTTTAAGTAGATTTGATTAAGGTATTGTCTCTCATTATCTACTTGTAATATACTCAATTTTTTTGTTAAAGTCAAGAGAAATCAAAAGGATTTTTATCTAATTCATAATTAATTGCCACGAAATGAATTGCATTACTATCAATTGATGTCATTCTATCTCTATACTGTATTGAATATCTGTAATCATATTCACCTATTATATAATCTTTATAAAGTTCGTATGTAAATTCATCTTTGTTTAAAATCAAAAGAGATTTAGATTGACCTGTCTTAAACCACTTTGATAACTTAATGTGCTCATCTTCACCAAATTGACCATATGGGGAATAATTTTGAAATTTTCTCGTATATGGGGGGTCTAAAAAAGTAAAGTCATTTTTTGTTGATTTTTCAAGAGTGTCATTCCAATCTTGATTTTTTATTTCTGTATTATCCAATAATTGACACAATTCAGGTGTTATTTGTATTCTTTTTATATTTTTATACCACCCGAAAGGAACATTATAATTTCCTTTTTTTGAAAATCTTAACATACCTGAAAACGATAGTTGTCTCAGTAAATAAAATTTTAAAGATTGTTGATAAGTATCATTAAATTCATTATCTCTATAGTAGTAATAAAAAGTTTGTCCTACTTTTTCAAAATCAGACTTGCTAAGTTTATCTTTATCAATGCTATTATACTCATCAACTACTTTGTTTATAAACTCAACAATGTCATGTTTAAAGGTTTTTATACTTTGATAAAATTCAATCAATTCAGTAAAATTGTCAGATATGGTATTTTTGTTATGATTTAAATTAAACCAAAACGCACCACCACCTATAAAAGGTTCATAATATCTATCAAAGCATTTAGGTCTATATTTGTGTATGATTGGAATTTCTTTTGACTTCCCACCACTCCACTTAATTATTGGCTTCATCATATTTTTGTACTATCTTTCTGTATTCCTCTATTATAAATTTCTCGTTTTCCTTTTGGTCTTTTTTTCTATACTCAACAATAAAGTCAAAATTCAAACCTATTAGATTACAAAACTCTTTACCTGTTGTTATATAATCCTCTACTTCTTCTGATTTGAAATTGGAATTATCTCCATCATCTAAATTGAAAAGAGTTATAATGTTTTTATAATTAGTATGTTCGAGGAATTTTTCAATCAATTTGAACATTCTAATTTCACCATCCGACTTTTTAGTATCGAAGTCATGACCATCTTTAACCTCGACTATATAAATTACACCATTATATATGATGATTGCATCAATTTCGATGTTCTTTTTACTTTTCAAATCAACACCAATTGACTTGAAATCATCTCTACTTATTCTTAAGTTTGGAAAATAACAGTTTTCACCCTTTTCATACTTTTCCAATACTCTATGTATCGTGGGGGTTGTGCCTTCAACTTTGATGGGATTTTTAAGTTTATTACCAGTTTTGGGTGAAATATAGGTATATTCTGTTTTATAGACAGGATATGATACGAAAGATACAATTACTCTCTCCAATTCATTACCATTAGAAATAACTGTGGAATGTATTCTTTGAGACAATCTAGCTATATCTTCATTACCAGTAAGTCTGTAATAACCACTATTTTTGATATCTGATTGTGGATTTGAATTTTTTATAAGAGCCATATTATTTTAGTTTGTTTAAAAGGGTCAAATGAATTAACTACTAAAATATACGAAACTTTTCGGTAAATGTCAAGTTTTTTTTTAAAATTTATAGATACCACCAATATTCCAAAAAAGCATATCTCCTTCTAATTTGTCTATATTATGTTCCAACCAATGCCATTGCTTGATATCCCAAAACTGATTACAGGGAAAGGGAGCACTATATTCACTTAATCTATTATCAAAGTCATATTCTGATTTTCTTACATCAATCGGTAAATGACCCACTCCACTTTTCTTTAACATTTTTTGGATTGAACTTTCGGTGGATACACAAGTTGTCCATACCATTTTATCGGTGGATGGAAAAAATTGATTTAACTCATCTTCATAATACCCCATCATAAGACCCGAAAGAGTTACACCACTTCCACTTGATACTACCAAGTTTTTAAAGTTCTTGTAAGGTTGTATTCTTTCTTTTAAGTAGTTACGATAAAAGTCATGGTCGAATGCATAAGGTAACATTTGCCATCCATTTTCTTTTGCTTGTTTCTTTAATGAGTTATACATAATACTCATCATATTTGGTCTGATAGGGTTCATATGAACTTCGGGGTACATTTCTTTTATCATACCCAAATACTCTTGTGAAATCTTTTTGGAGTTTGGATACGAAACATGAAATTCAATTCCCAAATCTCTACAAATTGCTGAAAGTACCCAACCTGTCCAAGAACCATCTACGGATAAGTGAGTAAGTGGTTTACTTCTATCTACATACTTTTTAACTAATTCGTAAACCCCACCAATCTTTCCCCAAGGTGGTAAGTTAACCCCATCACCCATTAAGTCATCTCGTTTTACCCAAACTGACCTACCTTTTATTTTATATTCTTCTAACGGGGTATTTTCGTTAAATCCTAAAACCATACATTTTTATTTCTTTGAAGATGAGCAAACTGAACTTCACCATTTAAACATTCATCAATCACTTTTTTTAAGTTTTCTGCAAAAGAAGAATTAACATACCCACCCAATTTCCCGTTTTCCATCGGTTGATTATAACACCACGCGGTATGTTCGGTATATCTAATATTTTTTTGTTTAGAAAGTAATTCTCTACCATCGGTTACTAACATATCAAAGACACCAAATTTTATTTTTCCATTAGAAGACATTTCAAGTAAAGCTGAATTATCAAACAATTCCCCTCTTGATAAGGATATGAAATTTACAGGTTCCTTTACATACTGAAAAAAGTTTCGGTCAAAATAATTCTTCGTTTTATCGGTAAGAGGTAAGGTTGAAACAATTGTTTTAGCCCAACTAATAAGTTCCTGTATCTCTTCTTTTGGAGTAGAACTATCTACTACTTTAAAATCATTCAACTTTGATTGTAACTTTCGTGATATTGCACCATTACCAAAAATCAAAACATTTTGGTCATCTAATATTTTGTCTTTAATCCAATTAGCACAAGGAACGGATGTTGGTGAAAGAGCAACGACACCAATATTTCTTCGTTTACACTCATCCAAATTTACCATATCTACACCATGAGACCTACAAACTACCCATTCTAAATTTTTGTATTTATCAAAGGTAGTTTTACCAACTTTACTAAACTTAACAGACAAGACTTTTATGTTGTCTGCTATTTTTAGATTTGGTTTTTCGTAAGCACCTAAAATATTAGAGGACGGTAACCTCTGTAATACGGTTGGTGTTAAATCCGCTTTGTCTTTTAATAAAACTTGTTGGTACATTTTTGTCTATAAATAATTCTTCAAAATAATCTTCTATTTTTTCTTTCCAAATTGATTGTTTCAAAAAATCTGTATGACATCCAACTTGAAAAGTTTTCTTTGGCCTCCATAGGAGTTCTTCACTTATTTCACCTTCAAATGCTTTTCTTAAAATATATTTCATTACCTGACCATTGCCTTCGTTTTCATCACGATACTTGGTGGGTATTCTCAGACCAAAGTCAATTAACTTTTTATTTAAGAATGGTGTTCTTAATTCTACAATACCACCCCACATCATTGCTTTATTTGTACGAATAAGATTTGTTTTATGAAGACTATTTAGAAGATTTACTCTTTTTTGGTGATACCAAATTGGTTCTGGCCAACAAAATCGTTTCACATCCCCATAGGAAGCAAAGATTTCATCTGCACCTTCACCCCCAAACACTACCTTAAATCCCCTTTTATCTATTTCTTGGGATAAAAACAATTGAGCAACAGCTGGTGATACCTGTGTCCATTTATGAGTTTCAACCGCCCATATACTTTCTTTTAAAACTTCTTCAATCTGTTCACGGGTAACATTCACCTCATTTAATTTTATTCCAAACTCTTTTGCAGCCATTCGTGCATAATACAAATCATCCTTCAAGTTTGATTGTCTTTTTTGTTGAACATTTACCACAAATGCTTCAATATTTGGATTTACTTTTGAAAGAAGATATGTAATGATTGTACTATCTATTCCACCACTCAATATAGTACACACGGGTACATCTGAAATTAGTTCATCATACACCGCTTCTTCTAACAAATTTCTAAACCCACTTGTGTAATAATCTACACCCCTATCTTCACCTTCATAGGCCATAAACTCTTCATCATTTCTTGGATAGTATGCCGTTGGATGATGCAAACTAAATTTTGGTTTAAAATCAAAGTACCGAGTTTCTTTAAGTATTCCCAAAGAATTATAAATTAAAAAGGTTCCTGGTTCAACTATCTTGATTAATTCTTTGTCTTTATATTTTGAATTAAATCTACTCCCCTTATCAATATTATAATATTTAAGTGAATTTATAGACTCAGTTAGTCCTTTTACTTCACTTGAAAACGCAATATATTGACCATCATAGTAATAATAAAATGGAAGTCTTCCTATAAAGTCCCTTCCTAAAATTAATTCATCTTTTTCCTTATCATAAAAAGCAAATGAAAACATACCTTCCAACTCATTTAACTTTTCTTTAAGGTTATTTTTGTTTTCAATCAAAAAGTATAAGAGAAGTTCGGTATCAGAACTGGTTGTTTTAAATTTGTATTTACTACGAAGGTATGAATTAAATTTGTCAAATGTGGATTTCCACAACTCACCATTAAAAGCAAGATAATATCTACCACAATCGGAAGACATTGGTTGATTTGCAATTTCGGAAAGGTCTTGAATGGATAACCTGTTATGAGCAAGTTTCATTCCATTTTGGAAACTGAAAACAGTATTACCATCCATTCCTCGGTGCATCATAGTCATTAGACCATGTTTTATATCATCCATCGAATTGATGATATTACCACCTAATATTCCACACATATTTTATTTTTTAAAGAGTTGGTCTCGTTCAATTGTACTACTCATCCAATCAGCCCAATGTAATACATATTGAATGTTGTATTTAAGGTATTTGTTTGTATCATAGACTTTATAATATTTTACGTTGTCTTCATCGAAAACCCCATCGGTAAGTTTAATACCAAAATACTCTACTTCATTATATTGAATTCCATATTTGTTAAACAAAAAGAAAGTTCTATCGGTATGGGATAGATAAGAAAGATTTGGGTTTGATTTATATACCTCACCTTTATTTTTGATGTGCCATTCACTTTCATTTGGAACATAATGAGGTTCCCCCTTGTCACCTAATTTACCCAAATCATGATGAAATGCTGCAAACAAAAGTTCATCGGTAGTAAAATCAACTACCCCACCTTGTTCTTGGTATAACTTCATCATTTTAAGAGAGTTTCTAACCACATTCATCACGTGGTCAATATACCCACCATCGTAGGCGTTGTGGTAAAATGTATTTCCTGATGCGGGTGAAACCATTAGGTTTAAACCCAACTCATCTTCGGAATACATATGGAGAAGTTTTTCTAATCGTTCTCCATTAAAAGACTTTTCTATTGCTTTAAGAAACTTCTTATAATTTTCTTGTAATTGAGCTTCGTTGTATTGTTTTGTCATAAAAAAATGATTGTATAGTTAATACAATATACAAATTTTTTTTATAATTGTCAATTATTTAAATGCTCAATTATTGCATTTCTATAAGTCAATTCAGATTGAAGTCCAACAAATCTTTCAACTTCTACCCCATTTTTTTCATAAATCACCGTTGGTACTGACCTTACATTTGCTTGTTCAACAAATTCTGTTTCTTCTTCTATGTCAATGTGGTGAATTGGAACTTGTGGAAATTCCTTTTGAAGTTTATCAAAGACAGGATTTAACATTCTACATGGACCACACCATATAGCATAATATTTTTTAATTTCTAACATTTTTTTAAAAAAATTAAATAAATGGGGATTTTTACATCCCCATTTAAATTTATTTTGTTTCTTCTACTGAAAGTTTTCTGTATTCAGTAACAAGTTTTTTAAGTTCACCAATTGCTTTACGGGCACGGGACTTAGCGGCTTTTGAGTTTCCTTGATGTTCTGCTTCAAATTGTGTCCACAATTCACGCATTTGCTCAAAGAGTTCGTGTGATGTTGCCATAAACTTTATTTCTCCTTTTGTTTATTAATAATTATTGTCCTATTGTTATTTTTTTATGATTAAGGACGATTTCATAAAAATTTATTTTATTTTTTAAAATGTTTTTTATACTTTTCAATTATTTTTTCTTTTGGTTCATTTAAAATTACAGATTTCTTATCTAAATATGTATCTGCAAAATTACTCCAAGTTGAAAGTGGAAATTTAATTAAAAAAGAACAAAAACATAATGAAAATAAATCGATAACATTTTTAAAATGACTATCTGAAAAAATATCATTTTTAATATACTTTAAGTAGTCATTTTTTCTATGTAAATTATTTGGGTATTTTTCAAACCAATAATCAATTAAATTATCAGGTCCATCATAACTTATATAAAATTTTTGATTTTCATTTATTTCTAAAATAGAATCTATTATTTTAAAATAAAAAGTATCATCATAAAAGTCAAATTGATAAAACGATTCTGCTGATTCTTTTTCTCTAAATTTTATAAATTCATTTTTTATACCATCATTAATTTCATGTAAATTATTTTTAAAATGTACCCCTCTTCCTCTTCGTACATGAATTCCAATCATGTTTGAAGTAAAATCTTTTAAAATTTTTTCTAAATTTTTATCTTTTATCTTAATATCTTTTATATGTCTTTTAAACTGTTCAGAATCTGAAAATATATCATCCAATCTCGTAAATCCAAAATCTGAATACCAATTTTCTGAAGATTGAATTTGTTTTTTTGATAATAATATTTCATCCAATAAGTCTTTATTAATTGGTTTTGATTCTATTTTATCAGTTCCTTCTAAATCAAGATTTTTAAAATTCAAAAGATTTATAGATTGCTCAACTTCAACATCTTCTTTAATTAAAATCGTATTAGGTAAATCAAGTAACTCTAAAAGTTCAGGATAATGTGTTTGTTGTAACAAAATTTTAAATTTGTTTCCATGCAATTTATTTATTTCTTGTGCAATTTCCCAAAAAAATAATCTATTACACAAACCTGTATCATAACTTCTGTAAATTTCATCGGTATCTCTACCGAATGGTTCTATCCACCTTAATGTACTCATTTAATTTTAATTAATTCTAAAATTTGTTGGGTAGCGGATTCCGTTGGAAACGTATGAAAATTAATATTATTTTTAATAAGTATTTCTTTTAGTCTTTTATCAATCTCTTTACTTTGTTCTAAATTTTGGTATCTACCCTCATCTTCAAATTTTAATTCATCTCTTTCCAAAAATATATTTACATTATCATATTTGTTATGTAATGAAATGATAAAATCATCAAATTCTTTTCCATAAAAAGAAGCAGGATAATATGGTTTTTCATCATAAAAGTTTTTATACACCAAGGAAAGAAGTATTGGTGAATCTACTATAATATAATCCACCTCACCCCAACTTCGTGCTATACCTCTATGTTGATTACCTATTACATAAAATTGGTCACGTATAGCAGGATAATTCTTATCCCATGCTAAAACCTTTGGAAATTCATAAGGAGCATCTGCCTTAATATGTCTTTTCTTTAATTCAGACAATAATGCAGCTGCTACTGATGATTTTCCAGCCGAAGGTCCTGCAAATAAATTGATAATTTTACTCATAAAAAATATGGGAAGGTTTCCCTCCCCATTTATTTTAGAAATTGTATCTTAACGATGCATTCCACGTTCTACCAAAACCAAACCATACAGAGTTACGAACATCAACATCATTCCATGTTGGTGCGGTTCCATCTGCGTGAATGTTGGTATTTGATTCAGCAATATAAACGGTATCAAACACGTTGTTTACGTTTACTCTGAACGAAGCGTTATGCTTCATCAAATCAAATCTAACAGTAAGACCTAAATCTACCAATCCATAGGAAGGAAGTTCAAGTGCTCCTTTGTTATCAGGTCTTGTAAAGTCTGATGAAGTAATAGAATAGTCAGCAAATAACTTATCTGCGAAACGATGACTAATGTCTAAACTTACATCATCAACTCTAAAGTCAGCTTCTAAGTAAGTAGTAAACTGTGCTGCATCACCAACTTTAGCTCCTTTAGTATAAAGAGTACCTGTACCGATTTGTTGGTTGTTATCATCAAAGAGTACAGTAGAGAAGTCTTTTGTATATCTCCAATCACCAACTGAAACCATACCTGTTAGTTTCAGAGCGTTGAATGGACGATAAGTTGTTTCTACTTCTACACCATTGTGAAGAACATCAATATCACGGAACTGTGCAGTACCGTCTGTACCGTCTGCGGTTCTAAATCCTCTACTGATGAAACGATTACCCCATACTGTGGAGTAGGCATTTACATTCAAAGTAAAGTCAGTACCTAAGTAACCGTAACCTAACTCAACAGATGTTACTCTTTCATTTTGTAGATCTGGATTGACTAAGTTTGCGTAGTTAGGAAATACAGCATCAAAGTTTGGTTGACGAGAAATGAAACCTGCATTGAAGAATACATTCTGTCTATCATTGATGTTGTAGTTTGCTCCACCTTTTACATATCCACCACCTTGGTTTACTTCTTCGGAAAGAGGAAGTGTTGGTTGGTCAAAAAGGTCTTCTCTTTGGAAGGATTGGTTAGATACACCTGCTTGAACTACTGCTGTAAGTTCTTCACCTGTATACTCGACCAAACCGTTTAGACCTTGCCATCCAACATAACCGACATTATAGTAGTCGATTTTCGGGCCGTTGAGACCTGTATTTTTGAATGGAGATGGGTCAATCAAAGTTTCAATGATTTGACCTGCGGAGTTCTTATTACCTGTTGAATAATAACCATCAAGACCCATAAGGTCAGTTACTACTCGGTAGTGGTAGCCTGTATAGTCTCTCAAGTCAATACCAACTGATGCACGAAGAGTTTCACCTTCATATTCCAAGTTAGAAATAACTCCATACCAGTCGTGTGAGTTCATAGAAGCTCTACGAATAAGAACCGCTCTATTTACTCCATCATTACGGAAACCGTTTGAACCGATACGAAGACCTTCAAAGCGTGAAATTGCTCCTGTGTAAGCTCCTGTGGTTGCTCTATTGACTTCAATGACTTTATCAAAATCAATAAATCCATCAGCATCTCTTGTACCTCTACCACGGTTTAAGTAGTGTTCGGTCAAGTCAATGTTGAATGGATACATATCAATATCACCATTACGGAAGTTATTTCCACGAGGACCAGTTCCTCCACCTCTACCTGCGGAAGCATAGAAAGAAGTATTCAACTGAAGTCTATCTGTGATTTCATAATCCCAGTTGAATGTTGCTAATGGTTTGTTGTAGAAGTTTCTTCTCATATTGAACTCTTCACCATCTAAGAATCCAGCATCAGTATTCCATCTTCTATCAATACCTTCTTCACCGAAGTTTTGGTAGTCACGGATTGATACCCATGAGTCTCTTTGGTGGTGCCATTGACCTGCTCCTAAAACCGAAAGGTTTAGAGAGTGACGGGAGTCAGTTGGATTATATCCTACTGCGACAAAGTAAGTATGACCTTCACCTTGTGTTCCGTAGACATATCCATTACCCGCCCAATAGGAATAGAGGAAGGAAGTTGCCCATCCACTTTCACTTCTACCTGTGGAATAGGAAAGAGTTGTTTTGGTATAACCATCGTTACCGACAAGTTGAGATACAGTACCACCTCTTTCTCTCTCCGCAGCTTTTGTGAAGATAGATACAGTACCACCTACTGATGGAACTGCAAGACGAGAAGCACCAAGACCTCTTTGGATTTGGATACCAGAAGCTACATCAGTCAAACCTTGCCAGTTAGACCAATATACCCATCCGTTTTCCATATCATTAACGGGTTGGCCATTGATAAGGAATGATGTATTACGTTGATCAAAACCACGAAGTGAAATACGGGAATCACCATATCCACCACCTGTCTTGGTTGCGTAAACACCGGGTGTTCTTGCCATTACTTCTGGAAACTCTTGATTACCCACTCTTTGTGAGATTTCAAGAGGTGGAATTGTAGATACTGCAACAGGGGTTTCCCTGATTCTTGCAATATCAATAACTCCGGAAGTAACAACAATCTCACCAAGTTCACCGAACGCCTGTTCAAGTCTTACGACCATTCCATTTGTTGCAGAAACTTCTTGAGTTTTATAACCAACAAAAGATACTACCAAAACCGTACCTTCGGTTGCTTCTTGAAGTGTAAAAGAACCATCCATACCGGTACTAGCTCCGATATGTGGGCGTTCTTTCACAACAACAGTAGCACCGGGTAATCTTTCGGAAGTACTTGCATCAACCACAGTACCTGTGATTTGTGCATTTGCTACCAATGATGAAAACATCATTGTGATTGCTATTAGTAGTTGTTTCATATGTGTTTTTTGTTTTTTGTTGTTTGTATTGATACCACACATAGTATGGTATTTATCCTTTTTTTTTTTCAAAAGAATTTGTTTGTGTTATTATTTACTTTTATTCTTTTATTCGTTTCCTCAATATAAGGATTTTTTTGTTCATAGTCAATTCTTGCTTCCGCTATCTCAAAGTATTCCTTTTCTCTTTCTATTCCAATAAAATCAAATCCACCCCTTACTGCTGCCTTACCAGTACTTCCACTGCCCATAAACGGGTCTAATGTAGTTCCACTTTTTGGAGTAACTAAACGGATAAGATAAAGCATTAAGTCTGTTGGTTTTACAGTTGGGTGGTGGTTCTTTCTTGGTTGACCTAATGCACTCTGTCTGCCCGATGCTGGTTTGGACCGGGCGGAAGCCGGAGGTTCTCCAAACGGAAACTCATCCAACCCTTCGTTTCTATCCCCTTTTGAAGTTTTTGGACAATAGAAGAAACGAGATGCTCCGCCACTATCATTATGTCTTACTGTTACTTTATTTTTTAACCCTTTAAAAAAATCATTTTGTTCTTCGGGATTTGTATAACCTATACTTGTTGCCGTACATTTACTCAACCCACTTTGTTCGTCCAATAACTTACCTGCTTCTTCATCAAAGATAATGTTGGCAGGGAAACGGCCAGGTGGATTATAGTTCTTTGGTTCAACCATAGAGTAATCCCCATATATTATATTACCTGTTAGTGGTTTTGTTCCAAAGTCTGCGTGTTGGTTTTTTTGTGTGCTTTCTTTTCTATCCGCTTCATCTTTGAATGGTATTCTACTTTCATCTATGTTTATTCCACCGGTTCCCCATTCTAATACATTATCAACTACTGTATTTTCAGAGAGTGGTTTTCTTGCCATTACGATTGGTTCGTGTGCAGGTTTGAGAGCCGTCCCCCAACCTTCCCAATCAGAGTTTCCTTTGGTTATTTCCCATTCTCCTACACCATAGGTTGAACCATCATAGTCTGGACTATTTGGGTCTGCTTTACCCCAACAAGCATTTTTAGCAGTTCTACTATCATTTCCAACTACTTCTCTTTGATTACCAAGTTTTTTATCAACCTCTTTTCCTATGTTGTGTGATTTGGGGAAGCCTGAGTTTCCTGTAATGAATACTTTTCCATTTCTACGAGCAACAAAAGCACCAGTTGAGGTGTTAGGACAGAAGATTACTCCTGAATAAGTTTCTTTGGTGATGGTTGCCAAATCGGTTGTATAGGATGTCCCGCTTCGTATTTCTTGTGGTCGGAGTTGTTCTTGAATAACATTAGATTGTTTATCTCGTTGTTTTCGGGGTTGTGGTCTATGTGATGGATGCACTCCATTCGTGTTAGTGGTCTCCCCAAATATTGAGCTACCTTCAGTCGGTATTCCGTCACGTAACCATCTTTTCTTGCCATACTTTTGTATTCTTCGGGACACCTCACGTATTTTATTCTTGCATTGGAGTAATACCCCTTCTTCTTTCTGTAAGTTATCCCACCCTTCCAAGCTGGATTGTTCTCCCCACTCATATTCTGTCTGTAACTCTCGTGACTCTTTTCCGTCCACCCCGAACGACCTTTGTGTCCGTGATGTTTCCATTCTTCCCCCCTCACTTTGCCATTGCATTGGTGACTGCAATAATTGGAGTTCCCCTTCTTGTAAGAAAGAAAAATCGTTTTGCAAAACTGGCACTCTTTCCATATCACCGAGGTCTTGTGATTTGGTGAATACAAGATTTCCATTTCGTTCAACAAGGCAGTTGTGGTCTTTGCTGACGAGTTGGTCTGTTTGATTTCCTCTAATACGATAGACGGTATCTTCGTTGAGCGAATATACATACCACCTTTCGGGCCTTTCCCATTTGTAAATGTCTCTTTCAATATCATAAACTAAAATCTCTCTTTTACTATAAATATCATCTTTTGTGATTTTATGGTAGTGTTTCCACCCCTCTTTTGTAAGGATTTCAGTATCTTCTGTTAGACATCCATACACCCACATAATTTGGTCTCTTATCTCAAATCCTGCATCTTCTATTCTAACTGCCATTCTATGATAAGTACGTGAACCTGCAAAAGCAAGAAGATGACCTCCGGGTTTTAGAACTCTCATACACTCTTCCCAAATCTCTTGTGACGGAACATCGTAGTCCCACTGCTTTCCCATAAATCCACCTTTGGAAGTTTTACCACTATTTGGAGCTGCGGAAAGTCCGTATGGAGGGTCCGTAACTATGGAGTCAACGGAATTATCCCCTAACTCTTTGAGTTTATCTAAACAATCACCTAATAAGAGTTTCATATTGTGTAAATGTGGATTGGGGTATATTCTCCAACATAAGCAGATTCTATATTAAAGTCAAACCATTCTATTGCTTCCTCTTCCCTCATACCTTGTTCTTGAAGTTCTGAAATGATTTTCCTAATATCATATACTACTCTACCATCAGAGGATACACCGATTATTGCTCCATCTAAACCATCCCAAAGGATAGCTTCTTCGTTATGTTCCGAAATCCTATCTTTAATTGCCTGTGCTTCCAAATCCACCCTCACCTCTTTCAGTTTGTGATAGTTCTTCTACTTCGGTAAATCGTACAGATGGATATGGAAGTATCGTTATTTGACAAATTCGGTCACCAACTTCGTAATGTTGTGATTTTGGATTTAGAATGTTAAAGGTTGCTTGTATTTCACCTCTGTATCCACTATCTATTACTCCAACTGAATTACTTAATTGTAATCCTGTTTTTCTTACCGAAGACCGTGGGAAAATCAATCCAACATATCCACGGGGAATTTCTACTGCAATACCCGTGCCATAAGTAATTTGTGTTCTGGTTTTGGAAATAATTTCTGTGGCTACTAAATCCATACCCGCGTCACCATCTTTTGCGTATTGTGGAAGTATTGCGTTAGGATGTAGTTTTTTCATTCTTATATCTAATTCTGCTAATTCCGTCAGTTTGTAAGTCACAGATTTCCCTTCAATATTTGCGGTTGATGAAAATTCCCTAAATAAATTTAATTGTTTGTCCATAGTTTTATAATATATTAAAAGTTTGTGTAAATTTCAAGGTTTTTGTATTTTTTTCTGCATTCTTTTACTGTTTTCACTTCATTTTTAAAATCTAAATAATCAAAATGAGAACTTGACCATATTTTTTTTAATTCAAATTCCTCATCACTAAATGTTCCCCAATTATTTATATGAATAAAATTTACTTCCGTTCGCATTCCATTCAATTTTTGAAAGTAATCACTCATTTCTATGAAGGATACCATTTCTTTGTAATTGTTATTTTGAACTACAAAAGTCATTCTAACAAAATCCAAGTTTGGTATTTTTGTAAAAATAAAATGAAGATTTTTTTGAAGTCTTTCCCAAATACCCCCTCTTCTTATGACCTCATATGTTTCTTTTGTGGAGGCATCAATACTAATTTCAGCTGCTATTCTTGGAATTTTATGTAAGTTTGATAACTTGTTCCATAATTCTTCAGTCCATCCATTTCCATTTGTATGAAGGTGTAAAGTTTTTACTTGAGGATATTTTTCTATTGTTATTGATTTTAATAAATTTCTCCAATTTTTACCACCAAAAGGATCACCAGATGCTGTTATATATAATTCATGAGCATCTTTCATGGTTTTTTTAAGAATATAATTTTGTATTTTTTCTGATTGTTTCTTTTCTTCACCTTCATACTGAATAAATTCATTTCTACAAGAAGGACAACTTAAATTACAACTTCTATCGTGTGAAAAAATTACGGTTTCAGGATCCCATTTTAATTCAGTCAATTTGTTAAAATAAATTTCTTTCCACTTTTCTTCACCATCTGGATTTATTTCTTTAGCATTCCAAAGTTTATGAATAGTTGTATCATCATAAATTGGAAAATATCCGTTATTATAAACACTTTCATCTATATTTTCATTCCACCATCTGTGTAAAAACCCACATTCATTTTCGTCACAGTATTTAAAATCACCATCATGCATTGATTGACGAAGTTTTATTGCAATTTCACTATTCCAAATTTTTTCCCAATTTTTTTCATTCAAAACATTTCCCGCAGGACCACTTTGTATCCAAGCGTTTTGCCATTTTTTTAATTCCTCAACCCAATATCCACTACAACATTGCCAAACTTCACCATTTACTAAAAATTCTGCATTCCTAAAAGGAGCAACACAAAACCCTTTTCTTTTTGGTTTAAAATTATCTGTTTTATACTCTTCAGATAATATTTCATTAATTATTTGTTGTATATCATCGGTCATTTTTAACCCATGTTTTCTACATATTTTTTGTGTAAGAGTTTCTTTTCTATCAAACTACCATCTTTACTTTCTTTGGTAGCAATAATTCCATCTACCGAGTTTCCTTCATATACTTCTATAATTCCTTTGTTGGTATCCATTTTACAAGGGAATGTAATACCGTCCATACCGAACCTGTTTTTCATAATGTGAGCACGAGCAGTATTGTTTAACTTGTCTTTTGACTTTCTACTCCACGACATAATGAAGTCTGCGTTCATAACCTTTGCGTATGAGTCTGCAATTTTATCGGCTTCAATCACTTCACTATCTATTGCAGTTCTGTTGGTTTGTGAAGCAGTCCAAACAGGAATACCTAACTCACCACTCAAACCACGAAGGTCAATATACACCCCACCTTGTTCTGCGTAAGTAGAGTCTGATTTATTAGAATGTGAAAGAAGTAAGTCAGCGTAATCCACAATAATAAGGTCAGGTTTGTTTCCCAACGAAATCATTTTGTCTATATGTGCCTCTAATTTCTTTACCGAAATTCCTTTTGGTGGAAAGTATTTAATAAGAAGTCTACCGGGTAGTTTTGAAATTCTACTTTTTACTTCATCTTTTTTATCCTGTAAATCACTTGACGGAATGTGGGTAAAAAGAGTATCATATCTATTACCGACATAATTTTCTTGTAATTCCAAGGTATAATGAACTACCGAAAGTCCTTGTCTTACTGCTTCCGAACCCATTGCACAAAGTATCCAAGTTTTCCCAACTCCCGAAGGTGCGACTACTACTCCTAATTCACCAGGACCCAATCCACCTTGCATTAAATCATTTATAGGAGTCCATGCAGTTTTTACAGTAAATCTGTCTATATTTTCGGTTCGTATTTCAAAGTCTTGGATATAGTCAGTTCCTAAATCATTATCACTACCAACTTTCATTGCTCTGTCTACCAAGTCTTTAATTTTGTCGTATTGACCTGACTTGAGTAAATCTACTGATGAAAGAATAACCTGTTTGAGATTTTGGTTCTTACAGAAGTTTGTGAACTCATCTTTAATATATTGTAAGTCCAAATTACCGACTTGGGTATAGACATGGCGAAGTTGGTCTACTACGGTTGTTTTAAGGACTTCGTTGTCTAAATTAGAGACTTTTACCTTAAACACGTCCATCGTAGGTGGTCTTCGATATTGTTCGTGGTAGTCCAAGATTTCGCCAACTATCCATTTGTTGGCCTCGGACTCAAAGAATTTGGGAGTCGTAATCTCTTCTATTTGTGAAAGGAATTTCTCGTCTGTTAAAAGTGCACTGATAACTTTGGACTGAAACCCTTGACCGTATTTAGAGAGTGTGTCTATGTGTTGTTCTGGCATTATTTATAGTTTATATAAAAATAAGGAAAAAATTTGATTTATACAAGTTTTTAAATTTATTTTTCAAAAATATATATCGGTTCTCCAAATTTCATATCCTGTGTTTCATCTACCAAATTTCGTGTGTCATCATTAAAGTGGTCTGTTTTGGCTGTTCCCGCTCCTCCATTATTAGGACGAGATGCTATTTGCATTCCAATACAACCTCTGTATTTTAAATTGTTTGATTCTAAAAATTCATTCATTGGATTTACGATTTCTAAATAACCTTTTGTTGATGATGAATAAACATCAGAAATATTAATTGCTAAAATACCTCCCTTTTTTAGGGTAGGTATAATTTTTTTTAAAACAGAATGTAAAAAATTTTTATTCCATTCATCAATTGTTTTGTATCTTACCCAACTTTGTGTGTTATCGTTGGAATATCTTTCCGTATCGAAATACGGTGGGGATGTAAAAACAGTATCAAAATAATTTTCATATTCTGAATAATCTACATCTTCTGCTGGTTGTGATATAAATGTTGCCCTTTTTGGTTCTTCAAAAAATGTTTGGTATTTTTTGTAATACTCTTCTTGTTTTAAATAGTTTTCATGATTATTTACGTTAGGATCTATACCAACATAGTGTTTAGTAGTTTCACCTGCGTAAAACCCACAGAATCGGTCTCCCCATCCTGCTGAAAAATCTAACACATTTTCTGATTTAAAATAGTCATAAAATGCTTTTGCAATTACAGGTTTGAATTGTGAAGCTACATATTTTCTCATTTGTATAGCTAAAATAATGTTTTTTTTATTTACTTCTTGTAAATGTTCCGAAAGAGTAAAAAAAGCTTGAATTGAGGTTTTTATACCTTTTGGAGTTTGCCAACTTTTCCAACCAGATGGCATTCTTACCCAATCTACCTTATGTCTATTTTCCAAATGAAATTTATTTGAAGCTTTATTTCCTGTATTAATTCTTTTAAATGATAAAAATTTTCCATCAAATTTTAAATCATATTTGGTTTTTCTACCATTTCTTGGAAACCAATTTCCTTCAACTAAAATATCCGGCCACCAAGTTCCTTTTAATTTCTTATAATCATCTAATACTTCATCGTCTGGTATATCAGGTAGTGGATAATCATAAGAATGCAAAACATGAGATAATTCATCTACAATACTTTCCCTTTCCCAAGTTTTTTTAATCCAATCCCATTCTTCTTTTTCAATAGTGAGATATGGTGACATACCATAAAATTTTTTAAAATACTCACTAATTTCCATTATGCACAAGACTTGAAAATGTTTCTTTTAACCAAGAGTTTATATCACCAAAATTATTTACAACTTTATATTTTAAACAAACTTTAAGAAAATCCATTTTATTAAATAGTTTTACTTCTTCATTGAACCTATCTAAAATCTTCATTTTAATTTGACCTGAAATGTCAGGGTCTTTAAGTTGCATTAGTTCTTTGTTAAGAAGAATTTGTTCTTTAGACTGAATGATATTTTCATATAACTTTAACTTTTCAGTTTGTATTCTTTCTTCACTTAACTTGATAATGTCTTCTGGATCTAATTGAATTTCTTCCCCAAGTTCGGGAAATCTTTTTAACATAGTCTTCATACCACAACCATATACACCGGGTATATTATCACTTGTATCCCCATCAAAAACTCGGTAAGTCAACATATTACGAGCATCAATACCAAATTCTTCTTTAACTAACTTTCGGTTGTATATTTTCTTTTTGGTAGGAGACCATACAATTGTTTTCTCATCTACTAGCTGTAAGAAATCCTTATCAGTAGACATAATAACACCCTGTTCTCCTTCTTTGAGAATTTGAGTTGCAATATACGCCATTACATCATCAGCTTCCACATTATCATAAATCATCGTGGTAACTGGTAAGTAAGTCAGTAGGTCATTTAACCATACGAACTGTCGTTTCATCGACTCTCGTTCGTCTTCCTCATTCATTAAATCTGCGTATTGACGATTTACACGAAGTTGTTTGTTTGTTCGTTCAGATTTGTATCCACTAAACGCTTTCTTTCTTCGTTGAGAACCACCTTTACCATCAAAGACAATGACTACCCGAGTGGGTTGTGTTTGACGAATTGCATATCCAATAGATTTAAGAAACCCCGAAACTCCACCAACATGATCACCATCATCATTCATTGTTGGAATAGAAGACCAACACCTAATATAGGTGTTAAGTCCATCTATTATCAAAACTCGTGAATTATGATGTCTGTTGGTGTTTGTTTCGTGTTCTTTTTCTACTGACTCTAAAATACTTCTATAGAGTTCTTTCATTATTATACTGGAAAGTATTTATTGAGTGTTTCTAATCTTCCATCTGCATCATCAAGTAATGCAAGAGATTCTTCCAAGTTTTTATAGAAGTCACCTGTTGAGTGATCTCCAATACCAACACTTTTTTCCATAAGAAGTTCTAATGAAAGTAGTGCTTTGGCTCTGTCTGCTTCAGCACTTGTTCTCAACATTTCAACAGCTTTTATTTTTACCATGTCTATTCCTCATTTTGAGAGTTATCAATTTCCATACTTTCTATATCGTATGTATCTGTTTTGTATTGTAAAATTGTAGATTCACAGATTTGTTTATAAATTTTTTCTCGAAGTGTTTCATCCTTTTCCATCAAAGGAATAAAATCTTTTGCTTGAAACTTATGAACTTCACCTGTTTCTTCATCCACATATTCATACCAAGCACCTGCTTGTTTTACAATTTTGTTTTCCTTCATTACCATTAACCACGAACCAAAGTTATCTATACCACGGTCAAAGTATATATCAAAATCGGTAGAACGAAGAGGTGGACCCATACGGTTTTTAATTACCTGAGCCCTGACTTTCATACCCATTATTTTATCTTGTCCGTCAATTTTCTTTTTAATTTGTCCGATGTTTTTTAATCTCAAACGAACAGATGAGTGAAATGCAAGAGCTTTACCACCACTTGTAGTCCAAGGGTCAGCGAATGCCATAGCATTTAATTTTTGACGAAGTTGATTTGTATAGACAAGTAGGATTTTCTGTCTACCAATCATATTTGTAATTTTCCTCATTGCTTTGGAAATAATGATTGCTTTGTCAGTTGCGTATCCATCTTTGCCGTAATCGGCAGCCAACTCTGTTTTAGTAGAAGCAGCTGCAACAGAATCAGTAACAATAGTTACCAATCTATCTTTATCGGTTTGTCTAACTTTTTCAATAATGGTTTCAGTAAAGTCAAAAATTTGTTCTACTGAATCAGCTGATACATAAAGAAGTTTAGAAACATCTACACCAATAGCTTCTAAAAATTCTCTACTTACCGCAGTTTCGGTGTCAATTAAAACTGCTACACCGCCTTGCTTTTGAGTTTCAGCAAGGAGGTGAGCAGATAGTAATGATTTACCACTTTGTTCAAGGCCAGTAATTTCAACAATTCTTCCAACTGGAAACCCACCATAAGGTCGGTTTGAAATAGCAACATCTAACATCGCACATCCTGTGGAAACCCAACCCGAAACATTCGTGGGGGCTTCATCAGAGTCAAGAAAGAATGCTACTTTTTCTTCTTTGGATTGTTTGTTTAGAGTTTCAGCAAGTATATCTGCTAAATCTAATTCTTGTTTTTTGGCCATGTATTATTATGATTATGAATTGAATAGGTCATCAAATGCCGAAGCTACATCATCTACTTTTTGAGTAGATTTTTCGGTAGATTTTGGTGTCACAGAAAGAGTTTGTTCTGTAACGGATTCCGCCGCATCTTCACTATCTGTTGATGAACTACTTGGGTTTAACCAACTTTCCAAAACATCTTTCAATTCATCATACGAAAGTTCTTGATACAATTCAGTAATTTCCGTTTGACTATTTAGGAAGTTTTGAAGATTGTCACCTTCTGCAAGTGGTGACTGATTTGGTTTGACTCTAATTGTGGTAGTTGGATATGATGTTCCAGCATCTTCTGCGGATACATATTCGATTGTTAAATCTCTACCACTTACTGGATCGGTGATGTCTCCGTAATCAGGGTCTGCGATATAACCAAGAATCTCTTGATAAACGGTTTTACCGAATCCCCAAAAACGAACTCCTTCACCTTCTTCACCACGAACGATGATTGGAACAAAAGTACGGAGTTTTGGTTCCATAGATTTTGCTGCTTTCCAATCTTCTTTATCACCCATTCGTTTGAGTTTGTCAGCAAACTCTACAATCGGGTCAGGTCTACCAAAAGATTGTGGGGAAAGGTAAGTTTTATTGTTGATGTTGTAGTGAAAGTAAAGTTCAATGAACGGATTGTCAGTATTGAACTTATAAGGAACAATTCGGACTTGATGTTTACCGGGAGTTGGTTTCCAAAGTGCGTCCGACTTTTTCTGTGTATTTTGCAGTTTGTTCAGTCTGCCTCTGATTGCATTAAGGTCAATTGCCATGATGTTTTACCTCGTTATGTTTTAGTGTTTTAGTGTTTAAGTGACAACCATTTGGTTGTACTAATATATATGATGTAATCATATTTTCGTTTGTTTTTTAGACAATTATTTTGGTTTCGGTATCAATTATTAGATTGATTGGTTTGTTAGTGTACTGATACATTTCATTCAAATTAGAACCGTTAATAAAGAGTGTATTTCGTGTTTGTAATTCACCATAACCTTCGTGGATATGACCAAAAGTATGAATGAGTGGTTTAATGTCATCTACTCTTTTACGGAGTAATTCACATCCTGCATTCTCATTATTACGAATAGTTTTATCCAAAATACCGAAAGGAGGGCCGTGGGTAATCAAAATGTCAGTATCATCTGGTATCATACTCCATTTATGTTCTAACTCTTCTCCATTTCTTGGTAAGTTAAATGCCCAATTATGAAACCAAGGTTGGTAAGGAGACCCATAAATTTTTAATCCTTCAATAGTTATCGCCATATCATTTAGATAAAAGAGATTATTGTAAGAAAGAAGATTGAGTGAGGATACTTTTTCTCTTTCAAAAAAGAAGTCATGGTTACCTGCGATAAAAACTTTGTATCTATAAGGTAGTTCAGAAAACCATTCTAAAAAGTAAAGGATTTCTCCTTTATTACCCGTACTACTTACATCACCACAATGTATAAGGAGGTCACCACCGATTAAGTTATCGGTAAGTTTGTGGTGTCTGACATGAGTATCGGATATGATAGTTGTATTAAGTATCATACCTATAATATAACCATAATAAAACAATTTGTCAAGTTATTTTGCCCACTTACCTGATTTAACAATTTGGCCAATTATACCGTATACAGACAAATCCATTAAAGTATCATCTATTTTTTCACCAACATTTTCCTTTTTACCCAATACAACAAGTTGTTTTAGTCTTTGAATTTTATCATTCATTCTAAACCAAAGGCCTGTTTGAGCAAGTTTAATGTCATCAAGAGTTTTGAGTGCAGTTCCAACTGCTATATTATCTGGTCCGTAATTAGATTGTTTGAGGCAAAATAGTTCATATTGGGTAAACATAATACGTTTAAACTCATCAGTCATTTGTGGATACTGACTTTCCATTTGTTCCACAACCTGTGGATGTTCGTATTTTATAAATGAAATTTCTTCATCTGCGGAAACTTTTCTTTTAATCATAGTTTTTAAAGTTAAATTTTATTTAAATATAAGAATTAATATTTTAAATGTCAAATTAATTTTGAGAAAATTCAATTATTTTAAAAATACGTGTACTAATTTTTTTTGTTCCTTCCGTATTTGTAACAATAATACAATTTTTATATTTTTCCCAATTTAATTCGAATTCTTTACTTAATACACCTTCATTTTCTTCTTTAATTAACTCATTAAGGGCATTTATAGTGTAAAGGGTGTTTGATTGTTTTTTACGGTGTACCAGTATAGTATTTTCAAGAGGTTTTTGTGGTTTTTTGGTAGTATCTATGTTAAATGTAATATATAATTCATCTAAATTAGATTTATTTTGTAATATATAAATGTAATTATAAACAATCGTATAGGTTTCTCTTATTTCTTGTAATATCTGATTTATATTATCCTTATCCGTAAACGTACATAATAACTGAGTTTGCATTTTTTATCTCTCTTCTAATTTTAATCTTATATAAATATAAGATTTCGTTTGGAGAGATATTATTATTATTGATTACTTTGAAAACACTTTTGAGTTTCTTTATCCCACTGATATGTCGTTTGGAGTTTGCCACTTTCTCCAGCTTTACTTCTTTGTGTTTTATATGCAACTTTTATTCTTTTTCCACCCTTTGTCACTGCATAAACAAAAATATTTCTTCCAGTAATCTGACCTGTTTCTCTATTGATGATTACTTCATCTTCTTTTTCAGGAGTGCCAACTTCAAAATGAGAAATAAAATCATCAGTATTATCAGTATTTAAACAAGTTTTTAGTTGGTCGGGTTCAACAATGACACCACCCATATTAACATCAAACAAACCTGTATATTTCCCAACTCCCTCACCACTCTCACCATCTATTACACCTATATGTAATTTATCTATTATATTTTTTGCTTCAATATAATCACCAAGAGGTTTGGAGTCTCCATTAGGTAGAGTAATGCTTGTTTCATTTAATTTTCTATGAGTATTTCTTTGGATTTCCAAACTTTCTTCTCGTATTTTACCTAAATTTGCAGAAATATCATATCCTTGTTGTTTAGCAGATCTATAAAGTAATTTCAATTGGTCGGAGGTCATTTCTCCTTCTCTATTATCATCACCTGCAAATTCGTAAAATGCCTTTAATAATTGTTCTTCTGTATATGGTTCTTCTTGTTGAGGTAAATATGGAAGAAGATTTGAATGAGGTTTTCCCCTTGAAAGAAGTGATTTTAACTTATTACTAACTTTTGCCTTACCTGTAATTCCTTTATCAGATTTAATATCATTTAAAATTTGACTAATATCACCATTTGCTAATTCTCTTGCTGGTTGATTTGCTGCTTGTTCTAATTCATTTTCTTTTTGATTTAATAAATCCTGTCCCTGTGATATAATCTGATTTGCCTGTTCTTTGATTTGTGGAGGTAAATCACTTTCTTCTACTATTTTTTTAGCGTTTTCTGCTTCTTGGTTAGGTGTTGAGTTTGCTTGTATATCAGAAAGTGAGATTTTATCGGAATGAAATGAAACCATTGCCCTTCCCCTTTCATCTACCGTTATAGTTGATGTATCACTTGGATTTTCACCACCACCACTATTTTTAATAAAGTTCAACAAAACATCTTTTGGAACCTCAACCCCATCTCTTGTGTAAAACGGCCCGTCAAGACTTTCTATAAGTTCCATTTGTTTTTGAATAGAAACTTCATGCCCATAATAACTTCTTGTAGTCGTTGGATCTGATAATTTACCTTGAGATTTTAAATTTTGAATACCCTTTTGATTTCTTTCCCATTTTTTTCTTCCACTTTTAGCAACTGATTTTAACATAGAAAGTAAATCTTTGTTATATCCAGCATACTTACCAGAACTTGAAACAGTTTCACTTCCTAATTCTTTACCCAATTCTGTGTCTTTAATTTGATTATAAAGTTTTAAGGTTAATTCGTCATCTGACATATTTGGATTTTGGTCTAAATGAAATTTTGCCTCTCCTGAAAGAATTTCAGCTGTCATTGATGAGACATTACCTGGTGCAGGTTTAAACTTTTCTTTATTTTTAGTTCCGAAATTAAGAGCCATTTGCTTTATTTCACCATCAGATAATTCATCATCAACATCTGAAACGGAACTATCTTCAGGAACAATCCGTGTTGTGTCAACTATTTTTTTAGTGGTTTTCTTTTCTTCTTTGTCAGTTTTTGTTTTAATATCAGGTGCATGACTAAATGAAGCCTTACCTTTTACATTTTGTTGTGGTTCTTGTGTCTCACCTTCTTCACCAACTTCACCACTATCACCGCTCTTTTCAGGTTTTGGTTCTTCACCACTTACTTCTGCAGCATCTTTTTCAAACTCACCTGGTTTTACAGGTCTAATTTGGTCTTTATCTGCTTTATGAGTAGCAGGTTTTTCACCATTTTTGGAATAATAACCAAACGCGATATGTTGTAGTCCCATATCCTTAGCTTGTTTAGCTGCGGAAGTGGAAACTGAACCTTTTTCGGTAAGTAGATTTTCTAATAATTCGTGTTTAATTTCACCCAAACCCCACTCGGTAAGAATTTCAGAAAGTATCCAAATGTGTTCTCTATTCTGTAAATTTGGTATTCCTTCTTTTGAACGAATTGAAAGTTCTTCTATGAGGTTTTCTATGAGGTATGATATATTCATTTTTTATTATTTTTGTACCCAACTTGTACCATTATGAAAATAAAGGTCTGAACCTGAAACTGCCAACATACCCAATTGTCCTGTTGGGAGAGGATCGGAAGGTGAAAGTGAAAGAGTTTGTGTTATACTTACCGAACCCGTTACAGAATATGAACCAGAAAGTTCGGTAGTTGTTCTATAATACCCACTACCACTATCCCACATAATCAACTCACCTTGTGTAAGGTTATTGATTTGGACATCATTTATATCTTGTACTCTCGGGCCTAATGAAGGTCTAACAAGTAAGTTCGCGTTATTACCATTTACAGTTGTTAGAACTGCGATTGTAGATTTTAAATTTGGTGTACTTGGTGGAATTGTTGTTAAACCACCTGGTCTGATTGGATCTGGATAAAGTATATCTCCTTCTCCCCAATTGTCATTTGTGTCTTTAAGACCCACTTGTTCCAATGTACTTATTGATACTTCTCTTACTTGTCCGAACCAAGAAACATATCCTTGTTCGTTTTGTAAAATTGATTGATGAGTTACGCCCATTATCAAATCAGCACGATAAGTTCCATCGGTTACCGCTCTAACTACTCTTAATCTTTGTCCTTGAGCGACATCATTTGGATCAACCATGACCAAAGTTCCTTTTGGTAAAGTAATAGTATCACCATTAACAACATAAGGGTATATTAATTCTTCACCGATACTAACGGATACACCATCTGTTAATCCAACATCAAGTGTTCCATTTGTTGGATCCCACCACAATCTTCCTGTTTGTGGAGTTACATTATTGGTGAGTTCAAAATCAATCCACTCTGGTGTAGAAATAGAACCAGTAACATAAATTGAACCTGTAAAAGTGTGGGTGTCATCAAGAGAGTCACCAAAAATGGTAGAACCACTTTGAAATATAATAGACGATGAAACTAACTGTGAAACTACAAGGTCACCGTTGATAAATACATTACCGTTAAATACCGCACCCGATGATGTTATTGGTAAATTGGATGCAAGGATAAAAGTACCTAAAGTTCCCGTGGTTACTCTTCGGGTAGAATTAGCATTTACTATCGGTAGTAAATCACTTAACTGTAAAGTTTCGTGTAAATAAAGTTCTGAAATTTTTAAATCCGCCATATTATCCTACCGCCTCGTTCGCGTTCACTTTGTTCTTGTAAAATGTAAAATCCATTTTCTTGTAATAAAAAATCACTTTGACCTTTTTGTAACCAAAGTGTATTTTCTTCTAATGCTTCATATTGACTTAACCACAAATTATAGTTTGCAACCATTTCATTGAGTTGCATATGATGTTTGTGTTGTTCGTAGTATTTTTGCCAAGATATGAATTCCATATCTATAAATATAAAAATTTTATTTACACTCTACCTCGTATTCATTCCAAGGTTTGGTAGGTGGTTCGTTCAAGAAATAATAACATTGCCACTTTTGGGTACTACGGAAATAAATTCTTTTGTAGAACGCATCAGGAATTTCTGCTCCTGTTGGTAATACCTGTGGTACGTCATCAAAAATAACATCCACTCTTACATCCAACTCACCAAATACTTCAGCCCATTCTCTTTCTTTTTCTTCCAACAATCTCCACTGAACTCTATTCAATTTTTGATGTTGAAGTGCTGAATTTAGATATGTAAATGTTTGTGCTAAATTTTGTTTTGTATCAGCAAAATGAGCGGCAGGAGCCATATGTCCTTTATCCCATTCGTTCTTTACATAATCAGCGTTATTAGAAGTATGGTAATCACTTTCTTCAAAGAAATCCATTCCCTTTCTATCTGCTCCCTTTGTAATTTTTCTAACCGTATATTCTACCCAAAGTGGCTGTTCTTTGGTTTCAGAATACATGATTCTAAATATAGGTTTTTCAACCAATACTGAATCTCGGAGTTGAGCATAAGTTGAAGATGTTAAAATAAAAAGTGTTAGAAGTAATGCTGATATTTTTTTCATAATTTATAATTTAATTTTTCGTGCAAATAAAGTTTTATTCTTCCCCAAAATGTTTTTTGGAGGTCTTGTTTTTTACGAATGATTTCCCTTTGTTGAAGATATAAAGCAATTTGTCTTTTTTGCTTTTCGGATAATTTTTCTAACATACCTATAACTTTCCATATATCTCCGTTTTGTTAAAATTCGTAACCAATTTTTATATAAATATATAAAAATGAGTTTTATAGTCCGTATTTTGATTTATCTGCATTGTAATTATCTAATACTTCGGCCGATGATAACGCCTTTTTGTATAATCGATTTATACCAATTCTACCCCCAAAGTTTTGTGCATATTCACCACCGTTGTATCTACCCAAGTATAAAGGATTTGTTGAATTTAAAATACTACTCATACTTGTTGAAATTGTACCTATTGATGTACCATTTATAAAGGTTTCTAAACTTACTCCGGGTTTCCAAACATAAACGGCTTGATACCATGTATTTGCTGAAATTGTATAAGAAGTTGAATTTACATAATCAACATTTAAAACACCACCTGTCCCATCACCAATTTGTGCAAATAAACTAGCGTTACTAATTCTGATTGAGTAAGATACATCGGTAGAACTACCACCATCATCAAATTTACCTAATACAACCGAACTACCAACTGTACTTGTTTTATAAAACCAAACTTCCATTGTAAATTCACCACTACCAGGTTCTAATGTTGGGTTATCTGCAACACTAACTTGTGAGTCTGTTCCGTTATATGTAAAATATGGTGATGTAAACGATATATTTGACATCGTTCCATTTCTACTCGGGTCACCCAATCCTATGGGATACCCACTTATATCTGTAATAGTAGTACCAGTTCCTGAATACGATGTTACATCGGATGGGTCAAAGTATAATACCAAGTCATCAAATAATACACTACCACCTCCGCCTAAGTTTGAACCACTGATAATTCCAGCAGTTCCTAAAAAGTCCTCAATTATATTATAAGAACCATCACTAACCATTTGTAATTTAGTGATGAATGCGTTTGAAATTTGAATAGCCAAGTTTATATCTCCATTAATACTCTATATAAGTATTATTAAACTTCACTATAATTCTTACCCCAACTTACCTTTGTTGGAAATCCGAAACTTTCCAAGACGGACTTAATCTCCATTGCCTTTTCAGTACCCCAATCTCCTTCGTATTCAAACAGAAACGAGTCATATACATAAAGGAGTGGTAGAGGTAGGTTCTTATCCATTAACCCCCTTAAAACCGAAATATTGTATTCTGTTTCAGTTGCTTGAAGTAAATAGTTAAACACTTTTTGGGGAGTTGGATTTTCAACCCAAGAAAGTGGTATTCTTCTTCCCTTTCCCGTTTGTAAATACCCCACACTCTGTATTCCCTCCCATAGGGTGTGAATAAATTCGTCTACCTTTTGAAAGAATGGAATTTGTCGGTCTTCGTCACTCACCCCACCGTAAAGAATACGAAAGGTTCTTCCTTTGGAGTCATCGTAAGACACTCCATATTGGTCTGCTAACCACTGGTGAACGGAAGTTTGAGGTAAAGTATACCCAATAAGTTTTCCGATGATACGGACGTGATAAGCGTCATAATCAAATTGTAAAAAGAGATGGTCTTCTCTCGGTATAAAGATTTCACGTGTGTGGTCTTTGGGGATAGCAGAAAAGTTGATACCACCGTGTCTGTTAGAAGGACGGGAGGTTACCGTATACGGGTTGTATTGAGTAAATACGAACTCGTTATTGTGGAGATGTTTTTGAGAGTTAGGCCATCTATCAAGAAATTTTTCCGTATCGACCCTGATGGGGGATTTCTCCAATTCTGAAAGGATGGGGATTAGGTCTTTATCTACCAAATTTTGGTCGGTATTTGGATTTGTTGGTAAACCTTGGAAAAGAGTATCCAAGTATTCCCCCCACTTCATTATTGGAGTATTTTTACCCAAATTTTCTTTTATACCCTTTCGGTTATAATCTATAATGAAAGGTTGTTCTCTATACTCGTTCGGGTATAAATTGTTGGTTGAAAAGAAGTAGTGAGTTTGAATATCGTGTAGATTTTGAATACCCAACTCCGTTTGTAATACCGACTTTTTATCCCATACCCACTTTGGTTGTGTGGAGTTTGATAAGTCAATTTGAATAGGTAGACAGTCGATATGATTGAAAGGCAAAATATAAGAATGACCTTCTATTCTTACATAAAGGAAAGAGAGGGGATTGGTTATGGGATGCCTCTCTAAATCAGTCCATATAGGAATGAGTAGAGAGGGTTTAGTTTCCCATAATCGTAAGAAGTCTTGGATTTCGTCTTTGGTTTCTACAATATTCACAAATGAAAGATACGAAATAAAAATACAAAAGTCAAATTATGACCAGTATTTTTTAAACCATTCTTTTAAGTCGTATCTTTCTCTTTTCATATGTTCGCCTTCTCTAAAATTAATTCCTTTTTGAACATAATTGAAAAGTAAAGACCTTCTCATTCTTTGTGAAGTATTGGGTTCTGAACCATGTACGGTGTGTGAGTGAAGAATAGTTACATCTCCCTTTTTCATTCTTCCCTCAATTTTTTTGAAATTATGACCTTCTGGCATTACACAAGGTTTACCACGTTCATTTCTCCAAAATTTAGGATTAGTTTTTGCTCGTTCTTCATCTACTTCTATTGGAAGTGTAGGTAAAAGATGTGATCCTTCATAAGACCAAACTGAACCATTTCCGTCATCATGATTATCAAGTGCTATTGCAAAATTTAAAACTTCATTATGCTTACATCCAATATAAAAAGCATTTTGATGTTGGTCACGTCCTAACTGCCCTGGTGGTTTAAAATAAACCCAAGATTGGGTTCCATCAGACTCATTTCCAAAAACTAATTCTGCCGCTTCCATTAATTTTGGATGACAAAAATATTTTTCAATGAGAGGTGACAGTTTATGTGGATATGCAAATGGATCCCATTCTCCCCACTCTGAACCATCTTCTTTGGATGTTTGGCTTCTTTCTTTTCTTAATTTTTCTAATTCTTCAATAATAGTATCGGCTTCCTCTTCACTTAAAAGGGGAAATGTGGAAAATCCACGGTATCTCCAATCAAAAAGTATTTGTTGAACTTCTTCATCGGAAAGGTATTTGTATTTTTTCATATAACTTGTTAAATTTGAGTTGTATATATAAATATATTATTTTTTATAAAATTGTAAATAATTTGTTATTCTATATTTTAATCCAGGTATTTTTTCTTTGTAAAATTCCAATGTTTTTTTGTTTGATTCCCTAACACCGAAATCTAAAATATTTCCAACATCATCATAAACAGGATCAATTGATCCAGATATTCTCCACTTCAAGACCACTAATGAATAATCTGCAATTGGTGATAATTTTGCATAATTAGATTGATTAATTTCGAATATAGGAGCATTAATATCGTTAGATTTTTGTACAAAATATCTTTTTAAAAACCCGTCTTCATAATTTTTTTGAGTGGGGACAGGTTGATATGGTTTTATTGTTTTTACATCATTAAAACCTTTGTTTAATTTTTTATAATCATCTATAATACTCATATTATATCACCTGGTAATGGTATTGATTGTGATTCAACAGATGTCTCCCATGAATCCAAATTAACCGTATGGTTTATACTTGTGATAGTATATATTCTATTTTTTGCATTATAAGATGGAATATCCGAATATCTAATTCTATCGTTAATTTTTAACCCACTTACACCATGAATAGTAAAATTAACCTTTTCTAATCCAATTGGAATATTTCTAACTTGCAAATCATCAGTTATAGTTTGATTTGTTGATGATCCGGGTAGCCTATCTTTTAATTCTACCTTTTTAAGAGTATTTGGATTTGCCCATGCACCTACCATTAAAAGTTTTTCCAATCCACTTAAATCTTTTTCAGAACTAAACTTTTTAATATTTGAAATAATATCAGAACGTTGTCTTTTATTTTGTAATTTTGGTACAATTGTTGCATTACTTGTAAAAATTTCAAATAAAGGATTTCGTTCTTCAACAGAATTTGCCTTATCTTCTGTTTCCGTGTTAACCGTATCAGTTGTATTAAGTGACTCGTCCATTTTTACAGCACTCAAAATAGCTGAACCAACCCTATCTTCTCTTAAAGAAAAAGCAGTTCCTAAAAGTTGTTTTGGTGTATAAGGTGTTTCATCTGCACCAGCTGTGTTTGGATTCATTTTTGTTATTGCCAAGGAACTTACCATTTGTGATGATGATTCCGTAGAAAAACTTGATTGTATAAATGGAGAATCAGTACCTCTTAATGGAAATTTGACTTCATAATCTTCAAAAGTCTTATTTGTTTTTCCTCTAAAATTTGTATCAATAACAGTCATTTGTGCGTTTCCATTTTCATCCAAATCTTGTATAATTTCAAAATGCCATATAGAATTCACAGCGGAAGTCATACCATTTAATAAATTGTAGAAAACATCCTTTGCAACTAAATTTGGTGTATCCAAAGTTTTATAAAAGAAATTAAAATTTACATATAAATCCTTTAACCATCCCCACCAATACTCATCCTCTGTTATTGATAAAAAAGATTCGTCATATTTTAAAACTGGAAATAATTCACGTGTGGATTCATCTAATTTATACTTACATGGAAACGCATAAGGAACTGCTCTACTTTCTCCAGATTCATAGTCCTTTGAAACACCATTTAACTCTTCCTTTTCACTAAACTTTGTTTTATTTGTAAATGGATGATTATTTGATAAATTTTCATCTGAATCTAAATTTGCAAAATCTATAATTTTACTTATCTCTGATTCATTTTTTGGGTCAGAGAACGCTTTTAGAAAATTAAAATTTGGATGTTTTGTATTTGGAATAAACAGTTTTGAGGGGTCAGTTGAAAATATATGTGGAAATGCCGATATTACTGAATTTTCTATATTAATTTTCATACTACGGGTTGGTTGAGGACACGTACCCTCTTTTGCCTCAATATTTAAACCATATGAATTTAAAATCTGAATGGCTAATTCAAATCTTATAAATCGTTCATTTGAAATAAAATCAACTTCAGTTGGAGTTTCATTTCCCAAAGTATTTGTTATAGTTGACAAATAATTTGAAAATCCTTCTTTAATTTCTTGAACAACATCAGAATCCATATTGACAAAATTTGCAGGATCTGTCCATCGTGAATCATTTATAAGACTTTTTACAGTATCTGTCTTTTTCTGTGGAGGTAAATTATTAAACATTTTTGCGAATAAAATTTTACCAACATCATCTCCAAAAGAGTCTATATCACTTTTTTCAAAATTTAAATCGCTACTTGTATCGTTAGATTCAGTATCAACAACTCCATTTTGGATTTGTAACATCTCCGCATAAGAACCCAATCCAATTATTTTTGTTTTAATATTAAAACTTCTATCTTCACCAAATTCAACACCACCACCTAAAATTGTACCAAGTGTTGCAAAATATTGATAATCTGAATTTTTCATCTTTTGAAGAACATATTCCCAATTATTATATTTTGCAATTTCACAAACATCTATCGGACCGCCACCTCCAACTATTTGACTACGTGATGCTGCAGTATTCCATCCCCATTCTATTAATAAGTGAAATCCTGGTTCTAATAAAAACTTTGAAAGTTCTTCGCATTGTTCGGTTGTAAATGCAACTGTATCAAATGTTGCCTCAACAGTTCCATTCATCAAATTTTTTGCTGATAAACTTTGTATAAGTGGACTTGGCCTTAACCCGCGGCCTTCACCAATAATATTTACAGGTGTTTTTAAATCTAGTTGATACCCTAAAATACCAGGAAATGAGTTTGTCCCATATCTTATGTTAAAATTACTGTAAGGATTGATACTATCCATTACAAGTCCATTTATATTTTCTGTTTCCGAAAATGCAGCGGAGGTAACTCTTATCCAAGGTTGTAATCCACTTACTCCAAATTTATCAAGTGTTTTAGGACGTGTGTTACCACCTCTTCTTAAAATCAAGTTTTGTAGAGGTTCATCAATTCTTGATAAAAATGGTTGTAATCCTATCATTTATTTATGATTCAAAGTTATTTACTATTTGTATGTAATTTTGAGGTATTCTTAAAGTTGTTCCAGGTTCCACGCCTATTGGAGCATCATGTATATTATTTGCGGTAGCTATAATCCACCATAAAGTAGAGTCACCATAAAATTGAAAAGCAATAGTATCTAACCTATCACCTTCTTGTGTCATTATATATATGTCTTGATCAGATTTTGGTATATTTGGATATACTTTTGACTTATATACTCTTCTACCATCTTTTCTTTTAAAAGGTTTTATATTTTTGTATCTATTAGCCATATAATTCCTGTAAAATTTCATCAATACCAGATGCACCAACTTTTTTCATACTTACATCACTCGGTGTTGATTCTGATTTTCCTGTATTTACATTAGTTGGTGCCTTTGATGGTCCAACTTTTCCACCTTTAACAAAAGTTATTGCAGGTGGTTTTACAGCCTCAACACCGAGATCGTTTATTTTTGGAACATTCTCTCTTGAAATAATAACACCCAAACCTTCTTTTCTTTGTAAAACTCTTTCTCTATACTCTTTTAATAATTTATTAGCTTCTTTTGTTCTTGAATAATTATATAACGCATTTTCTATACCTTCCCATTCAACAAACTTAAATGTTGCTGCAACTTCAATAAGTTTAGGAAGGAAAAATCCCTCTAAATCAGTTTCCCAACCTGAATTTTCATCAATAGTGTATGTCAAACTTTCTATAAATGCAACTTTATCAACATACATATTACCAAGTCTAAACTTGATAAATGGAGCATCTACGTAATTTTCATTTTCAGGAATAGTTGGATATGTTTTACTTGTTAAGTATTCTATTTTTTCCCAATTTTTTGCAAGTTCAGTTGGGTTCATACAATATATCATTAAATTAAATGATAATGTTCTTTCTACTGATGAATAAGTGTAATAATTGTATGGATTACCTATAAACCTTGAAGAGTTCCATGTTGGGGTTACTGTTTCATTAATTGAATTAAGTAAAGCTCTAAAATAAACAGGTTTCGAGGAGTCCATCCCACTTACCCAAAATGGAACAAGATTCAATCCTTCAACTTCATCTCTCGAATAATCATCTGATGGTCCAATCATGTTAACTTTATCACCAACCGGTGGGGGTGAATCCAAACGATATGTATCACTAAATCCTCTATCTTCCAAACTTAATCTATTTCCGTCTCTTAATATTTTAGAAGCAGTTGCACTATATGTTTTTTCTTCTTTACTTGAATAATTTGAAAGTCTTTCACCAGTAATTGGGTCAACAATTGCTTGCTTACCCATGATAGAATCTCTTATTTTATCCTTAATTAAACCAACACCTTTTCCAAGAGCTTGTTTACCAAGAGTTCTTGGGTTCCCACCTCCCGTGGATTTCAAATATTTACCCAATAAATTACCTTCACCTGATTTTTTAATATCAGCCAAAGTTGTCATTATATCTTGTTCTTCTGACTGTTTAAATTTTGGGTCGGCGATTACAGTAGATGGTATTAAATTTTTAGGAAAACCAAGTTTTGATGTTACAGCATCTCTGGCCTCCGAAATTTTTGATGCTATATTTAAACTTCCACCAGTATTTTGAGAGGTTCCGATTGACTCAACTACTGCTTGTTTTTGAATTTCAGTAGTTTCAATACTACGAGTTGCAATACGGATAGTACCTGTACCATATATTAAAGGATTATTTACATCAACTAAAGATTTTACACGAATACCCGAAAGTTCTTGATCAGCAAAACTTTTTATAGATTTCACAAATTCACTTTTTGAACTACTATCTGTTGGACTAACAGCTAAATCTTGTGGGGAACCCTTAAATAATTCAAGTATTGTTGGCATTATAATGTCCTCATGTCTGTTCCAGTATTACTTCTTCTTTGATTTTGGTTTCGGGTTACAGAAGCTGAAACTTTTTCACCATCCATATAAATAGTACCACCACTTAATACTGCTTGTTTCACTTCTTCTAATTTTGAAATAATTCTTTCATTTGTGCTAATAATTTGTGTTGTTACCAAACTTTGTTGTTGCATTCCACTTGCTACTTCCATAGAAGCAGGTTGAACTTGAAGTGTTGCCCCTCTAAACATATCCTTTAAAGCACCACCACTTGCTTCTGCAAAATCTTCAAATTTATCAATATCTAAATCCTTCATACTTGAAACAACGGTGGAAATAGATTTTGCAAAAATATCCATACCAAATGCAAGTAAAGCAATTTTATCTGCATATTGTGCCAAAGTTTCTATTTTCCTAATCGGAGATTGTGCTCCGAATAATTTTCCAAAACCATCAATAATACTTGAAATGACGTTACCACCACTCAATGCCATCAAACCACCGGATAAGGAAACCAAAGCACCACCTAATAAAGCAATTGCTCCAACTTTTTCCATAGAAACATTTTTTAAAAGAACTTCAAGAGTTACCCCAAGTTGTTGAAGAGTTCCTATCATGGTATCACTTACTATTTGAGCAATTTTAACCACTCCATTAACAATACTATCTATAATGGGCTGGACAACTGAACCAATGCTTTCAAAAACTTTTTTAACATTATCACCAACAACGTTAATAATATTTGAAAATTCTTTAAATACTGTTATTATTACTGTTCCTACGATACCTGCCAATTTAATTAAAGTATTAGATAAGGTTTCTATGATTGGTACTACAACTGTTGCAATACCTTCAAATACAGATTTCATCATTTTACCAAATGGTTCGAGAGCAGGACCGGCTATACGAAGAGCAACAGCTATACCAAAAATACCAGCAACGATAGCTGCAAGTCCTATAAGTGCTGCTGGGTTTGCAAGTGAAGCTAAACCACCTGACATTCCTCTAAAAAATCCACCTAATCCTTTTCCTATTGCTGATAATGCCTTACCAATTCCAGTAGAAAGTCCATTTATAAATGTACCAATTCCAGTTCCAAGTGAACCTAATGCTGTACTAATACCTTTGGATAATCCACTTATAAATCTACCTATACCACTTCCTAAATCACCAACTCCCTTTCCTATCTTACTTAAAACACTTGTAGAACTTTTACCTACCTGGCCTATCTCTGTATTAACTTTTTTAAATGGATTGAAAGAAGAAAATAATCCTTTTAATTTACGACCAAAAACTCCTAATGCTACACCCCCAATTAGTAACATTTGCATAAAATTCATACCTGCTTTTTCAACAGTTTGAAATTCCTCTTCTCCTTTTTTACCAAATTTAAACCAACTTGTAAAAGTATCAAATGCTGATTTAACTTTTTCTATTACTGCATTTACCTTTTCACCAAATTCAGGGAACATATCCATCGCAGTTTTTATACCGCCTTCTATCCATTTCCAACCCGGAACAAATACTCTTAATGTTCCTAACAATGCATCTTTTATACCACCGAGTATATCACCTTTACCAAACTTTTCAAATGCGGTTATAAAATTACCAATACCTTTAAAAAGAACACCTACTGTATTTAAAATAAATGAAAAAGCTCCTCCAAATACCTTTGCTAATGTTTCAGCAACTCCAAATTTACTTTCAACCGTTCCAAACATTCTTTGCAATGGTTCAATTATAGCCATTGCACCATCTTTTAAGTTATTAAATGCAGGTTGTAAGGTTGTCATTAAAACGTTGCCAAATTTTATAACGTGAGGAACTATATTCATTATAGTTCTACCAACGGGTTCTAAACTTAAAAGAAATTTCATTCCAAATTCTTTAATTTTATTAACTAATTGATCAAATTCGGATTGCATTTCTTGTGTTGCTGCAATTACTGCTGCCTGTTGATTTAAATCTTCTTTTGTAATATCTTTAATTTCTTTACCAGCCTTTATTTGTGCTTCCAAGGCTTTCATTTGTTTTTCGTCTAACTTACCAAACCTTTGTCTAATTCTTTGTTGTTCTACTAAATCTTGAAACGGCACTCCTGTTGCTTTTGCAAGTGCTTCTTGTTGGAATACGTTAAGTCTTGTTAAATCACCAAGTTTATCAACTTCCTTACCAATCGCTTCATGCATTTTTACAGTATTACCTGTCATTGCGAAATAACGAGCTTGATTTAAATTTAGATTTCTACCAAGTATAGCAGACGCTTGCATTTGATCGGTTATGGATGTTTCAAAATCTAATAATCCTCTTGCAGACTCAGACATCTTCTTAATCGAAGTTCCCATTCTCGCTGCATAAATAGCACCCCACTTTAATTGTTTTTGGGAACCACCAAAATATTTAAGGGCATCTTCTGAACTTTCTGCAATGTCTTGCATTACTTGGTTAGGAGCAACCCCAGCCATCTTTGAAAGTAAAGCAACTTGATTTGTAAAATACTGTGATTGGTCTGCACTTGCACCTGTCATATCTCTTACGAGTTTTGTAACTTGTGCCGCGGTTTCAGGAAGTACACCAAAGTTTTTACTTAATGCAACAATTGATGTTAAAGTTCTTTGAGATGGTTGTTCTAAATTTTTAAATTGTTTTGTAAATGCTGCAGCTGATTGAGCTACATCTTCCATCGAAGCACCCAAACCAACGGTTGCTAAATAAACTGACTTAATGTTACCTTCAAGATTTCGAGTTTGTGATCGTAAAAGTCCCGTTTCTTGTCTAAATTGTTTCGCTGCTTCTGAAATCTTGTAAAATGCTAATACACCTGCAGCAGCGACCATTGCAAACAATGAAAGTGCCAACATTAGTGGGTTTGCAAATGCTGTACGAAGTCCTGATGAAAGTCCACTTGATAACGATCTGACAAATCCTTTTCCTTGACCGTTAACAGTAGAATATGCGTCTTTGAATGATTTTTTAAAATTATCACCTATATCATTTATTCTTTTCTTTAAAAATTCAAATGGTATGAGTTTTTCAAATACGTTTCCTAAAACAGGGATTTCTGAAAGTTTATTTTTAAAAGAATCCAAAGACTGATTTAAAGAACTAGCAACATTATCTACATTTTTATCTATTTTGCCTATTATATCTTTTCTTTTTTCTTCAAGATCAAGTATTTTTATACTGGTTTCATATATTTTTAATAAATCATCTTTATATTTCTCATTTACACCAAAATTGGTTTGTGTAATTTGTAATTTTCTTTTTTGTAATTCAACAATTTTACTTTCAAATTCTTCTGTACTTTTAATATTTGAAACAATTGATTTTAATGTATTAGCTTCATTTGCTAATGATTTGTTTCTTTTATCACTTTTTTGCACAAGTTGGTCTGTCAACTTACCAATTGATGATGTAAGTCCTTGAACTTCTTTTAGTTCATTAATACTTTGTTTATTATTTTTAGCCATCTATTAGTAAAATCTTTTCAATTCGTCAGGAATTTTATATCCTTTTTTTTCAAGATCTTTAATTGATTTTTTAAGATTTTCTAAACTCTTATCTGCATCTTCTAATGCATTTTGTAATTCTTTATCATTATCAAGTGCTTTCTTTAACTTTTTTTTAAAAATAAATGAAAGAATTCCTTCATTTTTAAGAGAATACTTTTCTTTTATAGTATTAAATTTTTTGTAATTTTCTTCACTTATGCGCATTTTTATCACTCCAATTCATATTATATAAATATAAACTATTGGAAAAGTGTTACTATTTACGAACACTTACATTTGGACCACGTGCCGGTGATTTTGAAGAACTTGACTGTTTATATTGTTTTTGTTCTTGTTCTTTAGCATCAACTAATTTTTTGTAATAAAAGTTTCTTATGTGGATTGGCATAGAATATACCTCTGATTGGGTAAATCCATTACCATAATAACATAACTCAAAAATTTGTTGATGAAGAATTACGGAGTAATTACTCGGAAGGCCAAAAAAAGTTGACGCCCATTGGGATTGGGCGTACCTCCTGTTCACCTGTCATTGGATTTTCATAAACATATTCTAAATCAATATCTGGTGAAATTGAACGAATATATTCTCTGAACGCCTTTGTATCTCTTGCTAAAAATCTATTATTAATAAAATCTACAATAGTTTTCGTATCATCTTTACCATCAATAGAAAGTATCATATGGCGATAACGAGTTGTTAATTCTGATGATAATCCATCTTTTGATAATCTTTGGATTGCTTTCACATCAGCATCAATTCTTTTCTCGTCACCGTGAGTCAATAGTTTAAATTCTATTGTATTTTTTCCAACCGGTGTTGTAAAGGTGTATCTATTTTCAGGATTTAAAAGGGAAAAATCTATATCTTTTGTTTTTACTGCTGTTAAATCTAAAGTTATTTGTTCCTTTTCGTCTAAATCATTTGTTACTTCAATTGTATAATCTTTACCATAACCAAGAATACGTGTTGCTAACATAATTGCGTTCTTATCACCAATAATAATGTCATCAATATTAACATTTTTATCAACAACAATTGATTCAAATAATTTATCTAAAACCACTCCCTTTTTAATAAGGTTTTGTGAAGAAAGTATTTCTTCTTCTCTGGCTGTCATGTATTTTATTTCAATTTCACCTTTTGAAAGTGGATTATTGGATGGATATACTTTTCCCTGTGATGGGAGTGAGATTACTTCGGTAGGATATAGTGTTTCTGCCATAACTTTTATTTAATTTGTTTGTATATAAATATATAAATTTAAAAAAGTTGAAAAAGTATAGACAAAAAAAAACCTCTAACAAGTAGAGGTTTTTCTTTATATTCATAAAAGAAATGAGATTAAAACTCAAGTATCGCGTAATCGTATGAAAGTGTCAAAGTAATTTGAGCTGGGTCTGTTGCAGAAGCCCAATCTAAATCACCAAAGACAGCGTTTTGAATAAACGCACCTTTTAACTTCCAATTCTCAATTTTATCACCAACTGGTCCTAACATATAGATATCTATATCTTTTTTATAGAAATCTGCATATCCATCACGACCTGTAATACTTTCGTGTGATAAACGAACCCACTCCATTACTGCAACTGCTCCTGATGGAACAATTGGGTCATAAAGTGTGATTTCTAAATCTTGCCATTCACCTTTACCTTTTAATTGTCTTTTGACATTTATGTGGTCAAGAGTAACTTTTTCAAAAGTGATACTTGGTCTGTTTCCAGCTTTGATTAGATATGAAGGTATACCATCGATTTCCATGATGAAGCGATTCTTCATCTTTGGTTCGAAGTTGGTATAAAACATCTCATTAAATTCTAATACTTCTGCCATTTTATTTAATCTCCCTTATTTCTATTATAAATATGTAAATTTAATTTTTTATGCCGAGAAGGATGCACCTGTCGGTAGTATGTTGAAGTCTAACACGATGAATTCAGCAGTCTTCGTAGGTTGTAAGTAAATCTGACCTGCCAAGATGTTTCTGTCGATTACATCAGGTGTGTTGTTTGTTTCGTCCATAACTACACGGAAGGCGTATAAACCTTGTCTTTGTTGTATTCCTTCAAGATAAGGGTTCACTGTATTTAAGAACCTGTTTCTTGTTGTTGCTGTGTTTTGTTCGAATACCAAGTATCTTGATGTTGAAGCGATATACTTCTTCACTTTGATAAGTAGTCTTCTTACGTTAATTCTGTCTAATGCTGAAGCTCTGTCTTGAAGTGTTTTCTGACCGAATGCTACAATACCCTCACCTGGAAATTGAGCGATTGGGTTTACTTTTCCTTCATATAGTTGGTCTCTTTCAGCGTGTGTAAGTCTGTTAAGTACCGAGATTGCCCCTGTGATACCACCTCTGTTAAGACCTGCTGGAGCGAACCATTCAGCTGCTACTGCGTCGTTGGCTGCGTATATTCCTGGCATCAATACTGATGGTGGAACAGCAGTTAGTCTGTTTGTTCTACTATCGATTGTTTTAACCCAAGGATAGTATGTACCAACATAGTTAGAGTCAATTGAATTAGCTTCTTGGATTGCTTGTGCGATAGTATCGGATGTTTGACCTCCTGTGATAGAGTCATAAGATACACCGACAACATCACCGATGAAGAAAGCATCTTCACGAGCTTCAACCATATCTACAATCTTGTCGAATACATAAGAGTGGTGTCTACGAATAACACCTGGTGCAGCTACCAAGTTGATATCGAAATCATCAGGGTTAGATACTGCGTTGATTGCTCTTACGTATGCAACTGAACCACTTGCGGTTGAATTACTTAAATCAAATCCTTGTGAGTTACCTGAACCAAATTCTTCATTTGTATTAAGGTTTTTCTCACCTGCTTTTAGTGGTTTAATTGTTGGAGCAACTCCATCAAATCCACCTTGGAAACCAACTACGAATTGACGTTTTGCGGTATCGTCAGCAGATGAACCTGTCATTGCATATCCAAATCCATGATTTGTAACAACTACACCACCAACGATAGCGGTTAAATTAGTTGCGTCAAATGCGAAGTCTGTGTTTGCACCAACTGTTGCACTTGATGGAATTGGTTTTAGATAATTACGGTTATTTAGTTTAACAACTGCTGTATCAAAGTCCATACCTGAATAGTATGTTGTTGATGAAGAGTTGTTGTCTGCTGAACCTGTGGAGTAAATTACCGCTGGTATAAGTGTTTCTTCACCACCACCGACAAATACAGGGTTTGTGTAAGCACCATGTCCGAATGGAGCAGCAGTTACAGGGAACGAACCCTCTGGTTTGGTTTCAACTCTAATGTATTTAGAACGGTTAACATAGTCACCATTCATTGTTTGTTTACCAGTAGAGTCTATTGTAATATTCATATCACCGATTACTTTCTTAATGTAATTTGGTGAAGCTGGGTCTAAGTTTACATTATTCCATGTTTCAAGAATAACTGGTCTTCTGTCTGTATCAGAGAAACCACGAACTACGATTGAGAATGTTGCGTAGTCGGTAGAGTTAGTTGAACCGGCAGCTTTAACATTAAAGACACCTACTTTAACATCTTGGTTGTAATATGTACCATCACCAAGTGTGTGGAAGCGAACTAAATCGTATCTTTGACCTGAAATAAGTTGTGATTTAATCCAAGGAGTAGAAGCAAAAGTTACGTCTTGTGCAAATACTTGGTCTGCTAATTCTACTATCTCAACAACAGAACCACTATCTGAAATAAATGTTGTTTGATCAGTTGCAGTTTTTTCAAAGTATGAATAAACATATCCACCCTTTGTACCGTATGGTGATGTACCGAATACGTCACGAATGTCTTGATTGGAGTTAGGTAATACAGAAGATGAACCTGCAAACTCAAGGTCTGAACCACTAATGTAGAAATTAGATGATGAAGGTTGTGCATCGATAGTAGTATCATCATTAAAACCATCATCTAAAGTCTGTCTTTCAGTTACGTGGAAAGTACCAACGATTTTTCTACCTCCATCAGAACCACTGACTGCAATTGCAAATGGGTTAGCGTGTGTATAACCACCTACGTGACCAACTCTAACGATTGTTACAGTTCCTGCTTCACGTAAATAATTTTGTACAGTATATCCTGTATAATATGATCCGTCTGGTGTACCGAATATTTCTTCGAATTGTGCTTGTGTATTAACTACTGTTGGAACGAATGCTGGGCCTTTTTGGAAAGGACCGATGATTGCTGCTCCAATTTCACCAATTCCTTGTGCTAAGAAAGATAGGTCATTCTCTCTTGTAAATACACCTGGTGATACGATTTTTTCTGCCATGTTATTATTACTCCTGATTTTTTTGTGTAAGAATACACATATAAGTATTATTTAATTTTATGAAAAAACAAATTTATAGTTTGTAACTTGTTATTTTTCTATTGGAACAAATTCACCTGTTTCTGGATTATAATTCCCATCACCATATTTTTCATTAAGAGATTTAAATAATTCTTGTTCTCTTTCTACTAAAGTTTGGTAACTTTCTAAAAGTTGGTCTTCAATATCATTTAATTCCTTCAAACGCTTGTCTTTTTCAATTTTTATTTGTCCTAATTGAATAAAAAGATTAGTTGTTTGAGTTCTTAAATCAATAATTGATTTTTGTTCTTCTTCTGTAAACTTAATTGTTGTTTCCATTTTGATATATTTATTTAAAGATTAAAATAGTATATATAAATATATAAAAATTTTAAAAACGTAAAATTATCTCGTAAATGTAAGAGTTGCATAACCACTTTTCAATCCATGGTCAATCGCTCTCACTCTTGCATAATATGTTACCCCCGGTGTTAATCCAGCGACATTCAATGTTGTACTACTATATTCTGAAAAAGAATAAACCGGTGATGAAAAATCTGAATTATCATCAACATCTATATCATATGCAGTTACACCTGTTGTTCCACTTGATGTACCAGCAGCCCATGTTAAGTTTTTATTTGTGGCATTTACGTCCGTGTAAGCAAATGATTGTGGCGTACCTGGATTACCTAAATCTGTATGTGAATTACCACCTTTGTTGTGAGTAATAAATCCATTTGCTAAATAAGTATCTTGTTCTTCAACGTCAATTGTTACAATTTCATTAACTCCGGTTTCTTCAACGATTGACTCAATTAAAATTTCGTTTAAACTATTTTCTTCAAATTTAATTAATTTATCACCTAAAACAAGTGATGAAACTTTTTTAAATCTAAAATTATTATCATTTACATCTTTTACTAAAAATGGGTGTTCTCCTGTTGCATTTATCTGTCCATTGTTTACATTATAAATTTTTTGAGTAAATGAAAATACAACATTTTTTACTGTTACTATTTCTTCCGTTTCATTTAATTCACTTGAATACCATTCTAAATAATCACCTTCTTGTGTTCCTAAACCTGAAAGTGAGAAACCTTTTAATTTCATTCCTTCTTCTACATTGCCGATTTCGATAGTTGTACCATCTTCAAGTGTTACGATAGTGTCTAATGTTAAACAAAGTGCAGTAGAGTTTCCATCATATGAATCTACTGAATAAACGGTTTTGTCTTTATTAACACCATAACCATCACCCGAACCAATATGGTCATTAAATCCATCTGCAAAATTAACTCTAATCGTATTAGTTTGAATGGATTGTAATACTGATTGTGCAGATGGTGATTGTGGGTTCATAGAAGCAATATTAAATGAAGCAGTTGCTCCTGAATTGGTGTTGACTGTAATATAAGATCCTGCTGGGACTGACCATGTAAAGTTACTTGGAGTAGAACCAATAGTTGAAGAAAAATGAGTTCCTGCTCCTGAAAAACCAAGAGTATATGTTTCGGTTGTATTTTCTACTGCGTATGTAAAGCCTGTGATTGCACCAACTGTATCTATTGCAAAATCAGCTCCTAATTCAATATTATCACCCGCGGTAGGGGAACCTTTAATTGTTCCTAATGATATATTTGTTGTTCCTTGACCCGTTGCTTGACCCAAGTTATAAAGTGATAAAGTATCTCCTGCTACAAGTGTTGCCATTTCTCTCCTATTTGTTATAAATATCTAATAAACTCTCCACCCATACCTCTTTATTGGTAAAATTATTTATCAAATAATTTTTTAATACGGAAAACCATTTATTTTTGACTTCCCAGCTCTCTTCTATTATACTTGTATAAATATGTTTAAAATCTTTTTTATTCGATGCTCGGTAAGGATATTCTAAATCTTTACACCAATTTTTATGTAGTATTGGTAATTTACCTCTATCTACCGCTTCAAATATTCCATACCCAAATGGTTCTGATGTAAAACAAGAGTGAGAAATACCCCAATCCATATTATAAAAGTGCTCTTTAAATTCGGGTAAATAGTGAAAAATCTTTGATTTGGAAAGGTCTAACTTTACACCGTTTTTCCAAATTATATTAAACTCTACAGAATTTGTAAATACATAACTTTCTAATCCATCTAAAAAGTGTGGATTTTTTCTTCCTTCACATCTTGCAGCAAATCCCAACTTATTTGATTTACTTAAAGGTAGATTGTGTTTAAATTCATAAAAGTTCGGTATTTTTATATGTGGATGTAAAATATCATACAACCCCACCCATATATTATATGTACTCCATTCTACTACTTCATTTTCCCACTCCGAACTCAAGTAGGGATGCCAACCTAAACTTGCATCAGTTCCAACTTGTGATTTAAGTATATGATCTACTGAATTGTGTAAAACATTTGAGTGAATTTTATCTTTATTATCTACAATAGGTTTCATGGGTGTATAATGACCGTGAAGAATGTTTATTCTTCTTGCACCCGAACACAATTCTTCAAACTTTTGTATATCATCACCGTGCCAATGAGCTTCTATTGGAAACTCATACCCTTCGTGTCCTTTTGGTTTATTTCGATGAAGGAGGAGTATCGGTTTTACTTCTAAATGTGGAACAATCAACTCCATCCATAAATTAACCCACATATCAGAACCAGCATTTACCCAAGGACCACCACCTGTTGTGTAATAAACATCGTACATTATTTTTTAACAATAATTTTACCAGAAAACGTACTATTAAATGTAATTGTCAAAGAATTTGGGGAAGTACTTTCTATTTCACTTGGTATTTCTTGTTTTTTTGTAGAAGTGTTCCAAGCTTGTACTATTGGATATTCTTCATTTAAAGAATGGGATATTGCATAAATTGAATTACCACTTACGGTTTCGTTATATGTAGTTAAATCGGTAATTTGAGATGAACCACTTATTACCCCACTTGGAATGTTAGTAAAATTCGTATAATCTAAATAATACGAACCCAACTGACCGTTTAGTTGATTTGCATCATTTGCAGAACCTGAAACAATATGACCACCCTTTGCCACCACAATATATCCACTTTGTGCAGATGAAAGTGTAATGGTTGCGGTATTATTATTAGTAAGAACTACGGATTGTGGTATAAGTTGAGCATCAGTTGTATCATAAACCGATATTATTACATTTTTAGAATCAAAATTATGAGTTACTGAAATTGAAGATTGGTTATCAAATGATGCGGTTACAGTTGCTACTTGTGAAACATCTGCGTTTGGTAAATTTACTAACCCACTACCATCACCGACATAAGAACCACTAAATGAACCAGATAAAGATTCAGCAACAACTGTGGTTGCATTTAGTCTTTTTACATAAATGTTATTCCATTTTTTATTAGAAGCACCTAAATCATAGTATTCATTTCCGTCTGGAATAAGAGAACCACTAAATTCTGCTGCAATAATTACGGAATCAGATGGATTATCTCCTATATAAATGGTTCCACCGAGTGTTAAATTTCCATTTATATTAGCATCACCAGTAACTAAAAGATTGGAAGAGGTTACATCACCATTTAATATAAGTGATCCGGTAACATCGGCATTTGTGGTAAAAATTTCTTGAATAGATGGATTACCATTATCTCTTTCAAAAAATATCCTACCATCATAGGTGTTAATCGCTAATTCCCCTAACTCTATGTTAGAGGTTGTTGGTACTTTTCCATGTACCGCTGTTCTCTTTAACTTTAATACCTGTGCCATATTTAAGCGTTACCGTTTTCATTATATATATAATTACTTCGGTTATAATCTCTTATTAAAGAGAGTGTATTATCCTTCTAAATTGGTTAATCTTTCTTCTAATTTTTCAATTCTCTCCTGTTGTTCTTTTACAACTTCGATTAAAAGACCTGTTAGTTTGGAATAATCTACACCTTTATAACCATTTTCTCTGTCGTGTACCAATTGTGGAAGTACTTTTTCAACATCCTGTGCAATCACACCAACATTTGGAGATGATTTTGCTGCTTCGGATGCGTTTTCATTCCATTCCCAAGTAACACCACGTAATTCTTTAACTTTTTCAATTGGATTAGAAATAAGTTCAATATTATCTTTTAATCTTTCGTCAGAAGATATGTAAGCAACAATATCACCCGATGCACCAATATCACCTGTTACTTTTAATTCATACGTTGCGTCAGAAGCTCCACCAACTCCAACTTTTGCAAATTGTACTGTTGAGTTAGTTGCAACTGCCTGTCCGATTGAGAATGTAACAGCACCTGTTCCAGCTGATACAGAAACACCTGTTCCAGCTACTGCGGACGTAACACCGGAGTTTGATATTGTTGTTCCACTTATGGAAATACCTGTACCTGTTGCTAACCAAGCTGTAGCTCCTGCTGAATCATCCCAAAATATAATTCTATCTGCGTTTGGATCTGTAAGAGATTGGATTCCCAAGTGAGATAAAGAAATTGTTCTATTTGCTGCTATTGTACCACCACCTGTTAAACCTGTACCTGCTGAAATGGATACGGTGGAGTGGTCTATGTGTTCGTTTGAAACAAAACCTGTAGTTGAATCATGATTAATTTGACCCGAACCCGATACTACTCCAAATCCAGTTGTTCTTAAAACTGTTGCATCGACTGCTACGGCGTCTGCGGTTACAGTAATACCATCACCTTGACCCACTGCTAATGTTCTGTTTGTCGTGAGATTACCACCACCAGTCAAACCATTACCTGAAATAATTTCAAGTGATTGAGAAACTTTACCACCTATTTGATTTGAAATTGTAGTTGAGAAGTTGGAATCATCACCGAGTGCTGCAGCTAATTCGTTAAGAGTATCAAGTGCCGATGGAGCAGAATCTACTAAACCTGCAACTTTTGTATCAACATATGCTTTAACAGATTGTTGTGTTGGTAATTTAGTATCAGAGTTAGATGTCATTGCATCTTCGTCAATCGATACTAATGAAAGGATTTGACCTGAACCTGAAACTACTGTTTCTGTACTTAATTTAGTTTTTACTCTTGCATCTGTGTAGTAAAGGTTGGTTCCCTCTGATAAGTTTGTAGTACTAAATCCACTTAAAGAAATCTGTGAAGAACCTGAAACTATTCCAGCTGGAATGGATGAAAGTCCTGTGTATGATACTTGCCCCGAACCTGAAACTATTCCTGCTGGAATGGATGAAAGACCTGTATATGATACTTGTGAAGAACCAGAAACTACTCCACCTTTAAGATTTGCGGAAAGTGTATCACCTGTAAGTATCATATCCACGTTTGTAGTGTCAGATACTGATAAGTTGGTTCTTGATGAAATGTCAAGTGTTCCTGTTGTTGATGTAATATCAATTTGACCTGAACCTGAAACAACGCCAAATCCGGTTGTTCTCAATACTGTTGAATCAACTGCTACAGCGTCTGCTGTTACGGAAATACCGTCACCTTGACCCACTGCAAGTGTTCTGTTTGTTGTAAGGTTACCTCCACCTGTTAGACCATCACCTGAACCGATTTCGAGTGATTGAGAAACTTTACCACCTATTGTAGTTGAAATAGTAGTTGCAAAGTTAGGGTCATCACCAAGTGCTGCCGCTAATTCGTTAAGAGTATTTAATGTTTCAGGAGAACCACTAATTAAAGAAGAAATCTCGTTATCAACATACGCCTTGACTGACTGTTGTGTTGGTAATTTAGTATCTGAATTTGATACCATGCTGTCTTCATCGATAGATACTAATGTAAGGATTTGTGATGAACCTGAAACAACAGTATCAGTATCTAATTTTGTTTTAACTCTTACATCTGTATAATATAAGTTGGTTCCTTCTGTTAAGTCAGTAGTACTAAATCCACTTAAAGAAATCTGTGAAGAACCTGAAACTATTCCAGCAGGTATATTTGAAAGACCTGTGTATGACACTTGTGAAGAACCCGAAACAACGCCAAATCCGGTTGTTCTCAATACTGTTGAATCAACTGCTACAGCGTCTGCTGTTACGGAAATACCGTCACCCTGTCCAACGGCAAGAGTTCTATTTGTGGTTAAATTTCCACCCCCTGTTAAACCATCACCTGAATTTATTTCAAGTGATTGAGAAACTTTACCACCTATCTGATTTGAGATAGTAGTTGAGAAGTTGGAATCATCACCAAGTGCCGCAGCTAATTCATTAAGAGTATCAAGTGCTGATGGAGCAGAATCTACTAAATTAGCTACCTTTGTATCAACATAAGATTTTACAGATTGTTGTGTCGGTAGTTTAGTATCCGAATTGGATGTCATTTCATCTTCATCTACGGATACTAAATTAAGAATTTGAGTTGAACTTGAAACTACTGTTTCAACGTTTAATCTTGTTTTAACTCCACTTTCATAATTTGTTGTCTGTGTTAAATCAACTTGTGATGAACCTGACACCAAATTTGAAATTGTTCCACTATCACCAAGAGAAACAGTTGTTCCGTTAAAAGATACAGATGAATTTGTGAGTGAAGAATTTCCTATATTTGAAAGTGTATTGTTTGAAGCATCAATTGTTTTATTTGTTAAAGTTACGGTTGCAGAAGCAAAAGAACTTGTATATGATTCAATATTATTAACTCTTCCACTTAAAGAAGATGTTGTAGATTCAATTGATGATAATCTATTATTTTGAGTAGTATTGTCAGAATCTAATGAACCTGTTTTGGTTTCTATTGATGATAATCTGGTTTCATAAGATGCGGTTGTTAAGGTAAGTGTTGCATTTTTTAGAACTTGTGAACCTGTAAATGATTCAATACTGTCAACTCGACTGTCAATAGAAGCAGTTGTTAATTCTAAATTTGCAGCTCTACCTTCAAAAGAAGCAGTTGCCAATTCTAAATTGGATGCTCTACTTTCTAAAGATGATGTTACATTTTCAAGTGTATTATTTTTTGATTCTTGTGAACCTGAAAAACTTTCTAAATTGTCTAATCTTGCATCTTGTGAACCTGTGTCAAATGTTAAACCCTCCAAACGACTGTCAAGAGAAGCTGAAAATGTTTCGGGGTCACCGATACCATTGATAGATCCACTAAATGAACCACTATAAACTCCATTATCAGGTAGTGTAAATGTACCACCTTCTGCAAATGTTAATGAACCTGAAATTATTGGACTATGTATAATCATCTCGTTTTACCTTTTTTATTTTGTATAAATATGTTTGAATTAAATTGAACCACCATCTATTTGTGAAATAACCGTTGCTGCTGCTGTTCCAGTTACATCTCCACTCATAACTACTTGGGCAGATCCAGAAAAAACACCCAATACATTTACTTGGTTGGTTATTGAAGTTTCTAAACCATCAATATTATCTGATGAAATAGAACCACTAACAATATGACCACCTCGTGCAACAACGACATATCCACTTTCACTTGAATCAAAAGTAATGGTGATTGTGTTATTATTTGTATGTCTTAATGTTGCGGGAATAATTTGATAACCATTTACATCAAAAACTTGTGCAATTGCGTTTGGTGTATCTAAATTGTGATTAACTACCCATGTAGATTGATTTGTAAATGATTTTTGTATTGTTGATGCTTGATCTACTGTAATATTTGTAAGTTGTGAACCATCACCAACAAAATAGGAAGCTGTTACACTTCCTGAAATATATACATTACCTACAATAGCTTCCGTTGTGTTTGTTGAAACTAATGTTTGTATGGTGTCATCACTTTTACGGAAAAATACTTTACCGTCTGCATAGTTGATTGCTAATTCACCATATTCGATACTTGATGTTGTTGGTACTGCCCCTGGGTTTGGACTTCTTTTTAATTTAACTATTTGAGCCATTATTTACTTTCCAGTTTTGATTTAAGTTCCTCAACTTCTCTACTTAATTCTTTTATGCCTTCTATTAAAACTGCAACCAATTTTTCATATTTAACCCCTAAATACCCATTTTCTCTCTTATGAACTAATTCAGGGAAGATTTCTTGAACTTCTTGGGCTATAACCCCGTAGTCTTTACCTTTATAAATATGTTGTTTTTCCTCATTCCATTCAAAAGAATTACCTGAAAGTTTATTAATTTTTTCTAAAGGAGAAGAAATTGGTGTTATATTATCTTTAAGTCTTATATCTGATGAATAATAAGCGACAACATCACCTGTTGCGTAAACGTTTCCTCCAATAATTGCATCATCTTCAATGTATAAATTATCACTACCACTTATAGAACCATTTACAGTTAGTTTTTGTGGAGGGTTAACTGAAGGTGTACCAATTCCGACATTTCCATCGTAATTAATACGCATTCTTTCCGTAAGTGTAGTATCTGTTACATTAGTTTTGGTTGCAAATATGATATTTCCACGAGCACCAGTTGCCTGTGAGTTAGATTGAATATCACCTGATATCGCTGCCCATCTTCTTTGAGCGGTATCACCTGTTGCCCATACAATTTCACCACCATTTGTCGCAGTTGTTGAATTCGCTAATAATGAAATTCCACTTCCTTTATTACCAATAGCTGTACCTGTGTGGGTAGTTGGGGAAATTGTTAATACTGTTGTTGAACCTGAAATATGAACTGCTGATTGTGGTAACGATGTTCCGAAACCTACTCTACTACCACTCACATATAATTCATTTGTATTTACGGTGAGGATATTACCATCAAATGTAAGATTTGTTTCGGCTTGAATTGCACTTGTACCGTTTCCAGTCAAAACTGCGTTTGATGTCAGTGATGTTGCACCTGTACCACCTTTATTGACGGCCAAAGTTCCTGTTGTGGAATTGATTGCAACTTGTGATGAACCCGAAATTACAGTTTCAGCATTTAATCTTGTTTTAACATTTGTAGTCCAGTTTGTAGTAGATGCCGCGTCTATTTGTGACGACCCCGATACAACACCACCTTTTAGATTTGCAGATATATTTCCATTTGTTATGGTTATATCTACATTTGTTGTATCAGTTGATGCAGAAACTATGTTTGTTCCACCAAGATGTGAAATTGTTTGTGTAGATGATGAAACAAGTGTTGTACCTGTTGCATAGAATGTACCTTGTACTACCGAGTTTGAACCAAGTGTAATAAGAGTTCCGGTGTCGGTAATATTAGAGTCATTTAAGTGGTGATTATCAACTGCTTTTGGTATTCTATTATCAGTTAAATAAGTTGGTGAACCTTTGGTATTATATTCAGGACCGAAAATTGCAACTCCATAATCAATACCACCTGAACCACTATATTCGTAATTCCAATCGTTTGTTTGCCCGTCAAAGAAGAATGACGCAGTAGATGGGTTAGAACCACTATCTATTACAAGTAGACCTGCATATCTTTCACTTGGTGTGTTATTGTTTAGAACAATAAACGCGTCACCAATAATCTTTGCGGAACCAGTTGTAGATTGGATGTAAGCAAAGGAAGCAGTACCATTAACACTTATATCGTTGAATGTCTGAATTCCACCAAAGTTATTGTTTACATCAGTTCTTGCATATGATGCCGAAACTGCTTCAAATGAGTCTAACCTTTGGTCGAGTGATTGAGTTGCAACTCCAACTGCTGTAAATTTAGTGTTTATTGAAGAAGTGTAATTTGATAATGTTGAGTTCTTTGTTTCTTGTGAAGAAGTAAACAATTCAATATTATCTACTCTACCATCGAGTGATTGGGTTATAATTTCAATATTATTTAATCTACCAATGAAAGATGAAGTTATAATTTCAATATTATCTAACCTACCATCCAACGAAGAAGTTACAGTTTCAAGAGTTGTATTTTTTAACTGTTGTGATGAAGTAAATGCTTCTAAATTAACCAACTTTCCATCTTGAGAACCAGAATTGGTTTCTAATTGTCCCAATCTACTTGCAAATGATGCAGTAGTTAGTTCAACATTATCCAATCTACTATCTAATGATGAAGTTACAGTTTCAAGGGTTGTATTTTTTAATTCTTGTGAAGAAGTAAAAGAATTTAATGATGATGTTGAATATCCAACACTCGTAAATTTATTATCAACAGAAGAAGTATATGTTCCTAAAGTTGAATTTTTTGTTTGTTGTGATGATGTGAATAACTCTAAATTATCCAATCTATTATCTTGACTACCTGAATCAGATTCAAGTTGTGTTATTCTATTATCAAATGATGCAGTAGTTAATTCAAGTGTTGCATTTTTGAGTGTTTGTGATCCTGTAAATACTTCAAGTAAATCTAATCTAAAATCAACAGATGAAGAGAAAGTTGTTTCAATTACATCCAATCTTGAATCAAAAGATTGAGAATCATTTACATATGTCGAACCTGTCCATGTTTCAACATTATCTAATCTATTATCTAATGATGAAGTTACAGTTTCAAGGGTTGTATTTTTTAATTCTTGTGAAGATGTGAATGTTTCAACATTATCTAATCTTACATCAAAAGAAGCTGAATCTATATTGTAAGAACCCGTGTCTAATTTTGTTCCTATTGAGTTTTCAAGAGCACCCGTTGCATCAGCAAGTTCGGTTTGATTTACATATCCACCCTCAAGTGATGAGGAGAATGACTCTAAATTATCAATTCTTAAATCAAATGAAGATGAGTCTGTGTTATATGAACCTGTGTCTAATTTTGTTGCTATTGAATTTTCAAGAGCACCGGTTGCATCAGCAAGTTCTATTTGTGTTACAAAGTCTCCTTCTAATGATGAAGAGAATGATTCTAATGCATTTAATCTATCATTTCCACTTGAGTTTGCTGATTCTGCATTATCTAACCTTAAATCTACCGATGATGAAAATGTAGAGAAGTTTTCATTTGATGATGAAAGGATTGTACTTCCATTTAGTATTTGTGCAGAAGATGTTACTACATTATCTCCATTTACTTCCAAATAACGAAGGTCAAGTGAAGAAGTTAATTGGTCTGATGATGAAATCAACCCATCACCAAGTTCATTACCATATCTTGCATCGAAGGAAGCGGTTAATTGGTCCGATGATGAAATTACTAATTCAATATTTAATTTATTTTTTACACTATCAACAAAATGATTTGAACCTGTATCAAGTGTAAGAGTTAAAGAACCCGATGAACCACCACCCGATAAACCATTTCCTGCTACAATTTCTGAAATTTCACCTGCTTCAAGAAATTGAGCATCAATATAATTCTTAATTGCACCCGCGTTAGCTAAAACATCGGGGTTTCCATCAACAATAGAGTTGGAAACATAATAATTTATTGCATCGCCAAGGGATTGGGTATAAAAATCAATTCTTGCCTTAATATTTTGTTCGTAATCAATTGAACCTGTAATGTTAATTTGTGAAGAACCCGAAACAAGAGTGTGAGTACCACTTGCTATCTCTTCATAACGGGTGTCGAGTGATTGACTGAATGTTTCTAATTCGTCTAATCTTAAATCTAACGATTGTGTTGTTAATTCGATTTGGTCTAATCTCTCATCAAAAGATTGAGTAGTCAATTCAATATTTGATAATCTACTATCTTGTGAACCCGAATCTGATTCTAATTGTGATATTCTTGTTTCAAATGATTGTGTCGTTAATTCTATATTATCTAATCTACCATCAAATGATTGTGTTGTTAGTTCAATATTTGATAATCTACTATCTTGAGAACCTGAATCAGATTCTAATTGGTCTAACCTTAAATCAACTGATGATGAGAAAGTTGTTTCAATCTCATTAATTCTATTTTCAAAACTTGAACTTGCAGATTCTAAATCTACAATACGAGTATTTTGAGAACCCGAATCGGTTTCTAATTGTCCTAACCTACTTTCATATGATGCAGTTGTAGTTTGTAAAGTAGTATTTTTTGTTTCTTGTGAAGAAGTAAATGTTTCTAAACTATCTAATCTACCATCAAATGATTGTGTTGTTAATTCTATATTATCTAATCTACCGTCAAATGATTGTGTTGTTAATTCTACATTGTCTAATCTACTGTCTTGACTTGAAGAATCTAATTCTAAATTGTTTAATCTACTATTAAATGATGAGGTAACTGTTTGTAAAGTATTAAACTTACTATCAACAGAACCTGTATAAGTTGTAAAATTGACTGATGATGATAATAAAGTTGTACCACCAAAATTAAGAGTTTTTGCTGCTCCAACAAATGTACTACCCGTAACTGCACCTATTACATTTAAAGAAGTTTCTACTTTAACTTGGACTCCATCGTCAAATATACGGGAAGATGAAACGTGATCACCCCCATCTCCTTTAAGAATATAATTTTGTGTTGGATAAACTATTTGGGATATATCACTACCACTTGGAAGTCTTGGACCTGAAAGGAAACCACCCCCTGAATAAGTTGAACCTGATGAAAGTTGATATACCCAATGATCTCTTTCACCGTCCCAAATAAGTGATGCGGTTGTATCTGTAGAACCACTATCAATTACTCTTATACCAGCATAAGGTTCACCTGGTAAGTTGTTATTCAGAATAATAAATGCATCACCTATGATTTTTGCAGAACCTGTTATCGACTGAATATATCCAAATGATGCAGTACCAAGGACTTCAATATTATCAAATGTTTGAAGTTCGGTAAAGGTATTTGTAGTATCTATTCTTGCATAAGAACCCGAGTTTGTTTCGAAATCTGTAAGTCTTTGTTCGTGGTCTGAACCTGTTAGTTCTAAATCATCAAGTCTTAAATCTACAGAAGTTGAAAAAGTTGTTTCAATTTCATCAAGACGTGAATCAACCGAAGAAGAAAACGTAGTTTCAATTTCATCAATACGAGTTTCGTGATCTGAACCGGTGGATTCTAAATCTACAATACGATTTTCCTGATTTGAACCTGTGGATTCTAAATCATCAATTCTGTTTGTAAATGAACTTGTTGGTAATTGAGAACTAAAACCACTTGAATCACCAACTAAATAATATCCTTCTTGAATTGGTGAAGTGAATGAACCTGAAACTTCAAGGGCACCACTAATTGAGGTATTGTATGAAGTTACCGTAAATTGTTTTGTCGTTAATTCTGTATCAGTATTACCACCAATAAAAATATCTTGTGTTTTTATTTTACCTATTTCAAGTACCGTACCATACCAACTTCCTGTGGTTGAACCTGATAAGTCATTTGCATCTTTTTGATTTCTTAAAACCGCACTACGTGGACCACCGTCTGGAGCAACCCCTATCGAAGTAATTCCAGTACTACTCAGTAATATTTGATTAATTGCAAATTGTGCAAAATTGTTAGAACCAATTGAACCCAATTGAAAATGTACTGATCCGGTTGTTCTTAATGAACCCGTAATCTCTTCATTTCCTTGAAATATATTAGAACCAGTTGTTGCAAGACTTGAATTAAAAATTTCTTGTGATGATGAAAATAATTCAATATTTCCAAGTCTGTTTTCTTGTTCTGAACCTGTTATTTCTAAATTAAATAATCTAAAATCAACAGATGATGAAAAAGTTGTTTCAATTTCATCAATACGAGTTTCATGATTTGACGATGTTGATTCCGATTTTGTCAATCTTAAATCAACTGAAGACGAAAATGTTGTTTCAATTTCACCAATACGTGTTTCGTGGTTTGAACCCGTTAATTCTAAATTCTGAATTCTGTTTTCCTGTGACCCTGAGTCAGTTTCAAGTTGGTCTAAACGAGTATCAAACGAAGCAGAATCAGTTAAATATTGTGATGAACTGAAGTTTTCTATCAAATCAAGTCTTGAATCAACTGATGATGAAAAAGTTGTTTCAATAAAATCAATTCTTGACTCTTGATTGGATGAAGTAATTAAAAGTTCGTCAAATGATGAAGAAATAGATTGAGAAAAAGTACCTTCTAAATAATCTATACGAGAATCAACTGATTGAGAAAATTGTGAAACATTACCAATACCTTCAATAGAACCACTAATGTTGGTAGATGTTAAATTATTAAAAGAACCACTGACAATATATGATTCTGAATATCTTTTTGATTGAGTACCCAAAGTATATTCATTATCAGTATCGGGTACAAGAGACCCACTTAAAGATGCATTAACAATAATCGTATCTGAACCCGAACCATCACCCAAATAAATTGTACCACCTAAAATAATATTACCTTGGATTGTGGCATCGTTTTCTAAATATAAATTGGACGCTGATATGATGTTTTCAACGTATAATTGGGATGATGTTATATTACCAGAAGCACTAATATCACCTGCTATCAAAATATTACCAGATACTTCTGTACCCAGTGCCGCAAGAGTGATATATGAAGAACCAGAAACACCTACTAAAAGATTGTTATTTGTTGTATCTAAAAATGGTTCAGCGATTTGAGGGTCTGTAAAAGTAGTTCCTCGTCTAAATTGTAATATTGCCATCTAATAAATTATCCTATTTTTTTTATATATGCCGAAAGTATATAATTTTATACAAATATAAGTATAATGAAATGAAAAGTATAAAAAAAAATCCCCCATTTTTTAGGTGGGGGATTTTTGATTTTTTGTAATAATTCTAATTAGAACGTTCCACCATCAATTTCGTTGGAAGCAACGAATGATGAACCATTCCATTGAATTAAATCACCGGCGTTCGATGGAGTTACTGCTGTAAGTGTCTTACTTCCATTTGCAAATACAAATGAGTTAGCACTTAAACCACCAATTGTGAAGTCACCTGTGATAGAAACATCTTGACCGTCATCTGTAATTGTAGAGTCAACTAAAAGACCGTTAACTCCAATTACTTGAACTGAACCTGATGTTGGAGTTGAGTTAAGTCTTGCGAACTCTTTCTCACTACCCAATGCTCCACCTTTCCAGTAGTCATTGGAACCGTCCCATACAAGAGAACCTGATACTGTATTAGGAGCAGTTGCATCTGTTACTAAAAGACCTGCGGTTGTTTGAGCACCACCGAAGTTAAGTTCTAAGATGTTGTCACCAATTTGTACTGTTGTAGAATCAACTGTTGTAGTTGTACCTTGAACGTAAAGGTTACCAACAACTGTTAAGTCATTACCAACTTGGAAATCACCAACAACAGAACCTGTTTGGATAGTTACATCGTCAGGTAAACCTACTGTTACTGTACCACCTGCACCAAGAGTAATTGAACCGTTAGATACTGCGATTTCATTTGCTGTACCTTGGATTACTAATGATGTATTACCTTCAACTGCTGTACCTGATGTTGAACCGTAATCTACTTCGATTGAATTGTCTACACCGTTAAGTGAGATACCTGTACCAGCAACGTCAGCGTTTAA